GGGGTTTTGAATGATTACAGGAATCGGTTAGCGATTATAGTTTGAAGGTCATCTCTAGAGTTCGATGCAGAAAAACGCTTCTGGGCTTGCTGAGACTTCATATCCTTGGAAGGAATGGAGTTCGGGGCTGAGGAAGGTCTAGGCTGGTTGGGTGCTTTGTTGATAACTCCAGAGGACTTGCCTTTGGATTCTCTCGCTTTTACGCCAGAGATGTAATCACCAATCACCATCTTGTAGTCAGGGAATTTCTGGATTTCAGGGAAAGCCTTCAGGAAAGTCTCAGCGATTTGTCTGTCTCGTGATGCCTTATCCTTCCACCAAGGGTATTCCTTAGCGGCAATGGTTTCCATCTGATTGAAGTTCTGGAGGTACTGCATACGCTTGGGGAGGTGGTCTTCCATCGCATCAAGAGACTTGATTTTGATGTTTCGCACTTCTTCAGCGGAGTATTCCACTTCGTTTCCATCCTTACCTGTTACTACTGCACCATCGGGGTTCATTTCGCACCAGCGTCTGATTTGCTTGGCTTGGTCAATCTCTCGATTAACCTCTTCTAGCGTAGACAGGTGAGCGTAAGGATTGTCCTGAGTCGGAATCTGTGCTGGCTTGTTAGCCTCTTGCGACAGTCTATCCACCTCAGAACGGAGTCGTTCCACTTCTGCTTCAGCCTCCCTGCGTTTGGCAGAGAGTTTGTCGATGCGTTTCTTAACACCTTTGGGCAAGCCCCTATCAAGTTCGTTATCTTCAGATTTGGTTTCTTCGGTTTCCTCGGAATCTGTAGACTCGTCCTGTTCGGTGGCTGTATCGTTATCTTGAGAAAGAACCTCACTATTCTCGGAAGTCGCTTGAACTTCCGCTTCAGTTTGCTCCTGCGAGACTGAAGACTCACTATTTTCCTTACCGCCTAGGAAGGATTCGCTAACTATGTCAGCGAGTTTACTGATATCAAAAGCCTGCGGGGTGCTTTCGTTTTTCGTAGCGTTGTTTTGAGCCGTGCTAAGGTCGGCTTGATTTTCTGTATTCATTAGATAAGGTCTAAAGTCCGTTTTTATATGCAGGATGTTGTAATAGTTCCAGAACTAGTAGCCAGTTACGGCTTAAAATTATACTAAGCAAGTACTATAACCATTACATACCGCTTTCTGACGAACTATGTGCCTCAGAGGGTCTTCCTTGGTCAGCCAGCACTTCTTCTCGTGTCTGGATGAGGATAGACTTAAAAGCCGTCAGAGCCTCAGCCCTACCAGCAAACCAAGCCCTATCCTCGCCCTTAACCTCTCTGGAGATGGCTGTAGCCACCTCAGATTCAATAGAAGCGTCTATGAGCATATGAACAGCCTTCCAGAGGTCATTGTTCTTTTCAAACGACAGACCTGTAATGATTTGGTTAGGGTAACGCATTATTCCTGAGGTTGTTGTTGGTTGGCTTGGTCAATCTGTTGCTTCATACCATCAGCGGCTTGCTGACCGACAGGGGTGACCCCAGTACGACCAATTTGCTTGTTCTGCTGTTGCATAGCGGACATCTGAAGGTTCTTCATCATATTCTCCACAAGAGCACGGAAGTGCGGGTCTTGTTGCATCATACCTTGAGCCTTAGGATTCTTGCTCATAATGTCTTGCATATACTGCAACTTGGTGGGGGCGGCAGGGTCGTTCTCGACATAGTTCGCCTCGTTACCAAGCATCATCAGTCCGATGTCGGACTGGATGTCCTTATACATCTGCTGAGAAGCGGAGGTCTGGTTAATGATAAGTTCCTTAGCCTTGTCAGGGTCAATAGCCTCAATAGCCGCCTTGACCAATTTGTTCTTGTCGATAACGCCACCGCCATCCAAAGGAAGGACGAACTGCGTGATAGCCTTGAGTTTCTCAATGACAAAGTTCGTGTCGAGTTCTCGCACATCGTACTTAACTTGGAAGTCGTACATATTGCTCACGCTTGACATATTTTGCGGGAGGGCGTTGCCAGTAATCTGCTCAATCTCAGAGGACTCCATATACTGGAGCATCAGGGAGAATGTCATAGAGAACGCTTCGCTCCACACATCAAGCCAGTTGTTGATGACGAACTGCTGAGTGGTCTGAGTCTTCTGCGGCATAATCTGCGGGTGAGGCAGACCAAAGTAGGAAGCGTGATTCAGTTCAACTCTGTCGATGAGCATAAATGCCACCTGCTGATTCTGGTCAGTAGGAGCAGGCATAAACTTGTAGTCATCCATTGATGTGACAGGCAGGTGAATTCCGGGGGCAATCTTATTGATACCACCAAGACGCTTCTTAACAAGGATAGGAGGCATCGTTGTGAACGCTGTGCGGTCACGGATAGCATCGTGCTGAGCCTTGATTTCTTCTTGGTCAGTCATCGCAATCTCAGGAACGCCACGAGATTCCATAATGGCTCTGCGGGTGCGTTCTCTGCGGTAAATGACAAAGGGATACTTATTGTGAGCGTAGCCAAGCAGTCCGTGCGAGGCGTAATCTTCGCTACCAGCCTGAGGACAAAAGATAGTTTGATAGATGCCCTGAACGCCATTTTCGTTGATGTTACGGCTGTAGGCGTACACGAGTTCAATGAGGTTGTCATTGCGAGCAACCTGATAGTTAATCAGGGCGGCGGCAGGCAGGAGATTCGGGTCGTTAAACTGTGATTGCATTCCCATCACATTAACAGCCTGTTCGACAAAAGATTCAGACCAGCCTTCTTGAGCCGCCATAGAACGCAGTTCAACTTCTGTGATGTAGGTTCTGCGGAAGATAACACGAGCCTTCTGAATTTCAATAGTCTCAGGAGGAAATGAGATTTCATCATACGGCTTAAGGGCAACCACAAGCGGCTGGTTTTTGCAGACGAACTGTTCAGGGATTTCGCAGACACCCTTTTCACGCAGTTCCTTAATAGCCTTCTTAACATCCTTAGGGTCAACCGACTGGAGATACATACAGATAAGGTCTACAGCGTAGTCCTCTTGTTCTGGGTTCTGGATAGCGGCAGGGAGGTCTTTAAGCGTTGTTTGAGGATTTTGCTGAACAGCCTCTTGCACAATCTGCATCAGTTCATCCATACGAATCTTCTGGAAGCGTGTACCCATTTCCTGCTCCCAGATAACATTAAGGGCAGACCAGCCGTATTGCTGGGTGTACTGGCACAGGAGTTCCGCTTCCTTGCGGAGTTCAGAACGCAGACGAGACTCAAGAAGCCACGACATCAGCACATTAGCAACGGAAGCGGATTCAGAATCGCTGAACTCAGTACCCTTGACCTTAACCTGACAGCGGTCAAAGGTCGTGACGCACATAGCGACTAGGTCGTTAATTGTGCGGTCAACTAGACGAGCACGGACATCAGAAGCACCCTCAAAAGGGAATGCAGGCTGACCATCGGGGAGATTTTCGCTGTGCTTTTTGCCATCGTGGGTTTGACCTTCCCATCGAGCCAGACGAATGTCATCATTTTCATTGATGTTAGCGGTGTTGCCGCCATTTTGGGTAGAACGCTGGTATTCCTTGTAAAGATAAGGGATATTAGGCGTTTCGCTGGCAAAAACCAGTTCGTCTTGGTTATTTTTGTAAGATTTCATTTAAATATTTTGTGAGGTCATCACGGAAGTACCTCTTGTGACCACCTTTGGTGGTGAAAGTCCTCACTTGACCATTTCTGGCAAGCGATTCAAGCCTTATCCGTCCAATATTAGCGAATAGCATCGCTTTCTGACGAGACAAGAGTGTCGGGTAGTAGATTTCCATTAGTATCCACCGCCTCCGTAACCCTTCATAGAGTCATTTCCCTGAAATTGTGGATTCATTGTCATAAGGTATCGTAAGCAGTCGATAGGGTCTTTGGTTGCACCCTTGTCTCCGTCCTGTCCTGTCCATTCCTTTAGGCAATAGATTAGGTTTTCACAGGCATCGCTGATATAAAGTTTTGGTTTGTTCAAGGGGCTTATCTCTTGGTTGTAGTCGTAAGCAAATCCATCATTAATCATTGCTACGCCCTGTTCGATACGGATACCAGCGGCTGGCTGGAAGTTCATAGGGTTCTCGCCACCATCAAGCATCTCGATGAGCGTTGTGCCGCCTTCGTCAGTCACAGCCTTAGAGCCGCCAGCACGAGGGTCGATATATCGCTCCCAGATGGACTCGCCCTGCTCTAGGTCAAGAATCATCTGCTTGTAGTCAGCCAGAGACCTCCCTGCTCCGTTTCTTTGGGCTGTCCCTGCCTTTCCGTCAGGGTCTCCAGAGGGTAACGCCCACTCTCCGTCTGAAGTGTCTGGGAACTCTCTATAGACATATATATTCCCTTCCTTGTCAACCCTAGCCCAGAGCATAAACCAGTTTCTTGCTCCAGCAGGGTCGGTGATAAAATAGTTCGTGCCTTCCTTGGGGATGTTTTCAGCCTTAACGACATTTACCTCTGGGTTGAATCGTGGGAACTGACTACCGCTGATATTGTCAGCCCAGCCATACGCACGAATCTTAATCTCGTAGGACTTCTTGCCAGCAAGGGTCTTCTTGAGGTTCTCAAAAGGATTGTACGGATTGAGTTGGCTATGAAACCACATCACCGCTGAAGAGCGATTAAAAGATTTAGCCTTGTACGGCATATGACCCCTAGGGCATCCCATCACATTCTGGGAGTCTGGTAGCAAGGGGGAGGCAAGTGTCTCCGTAATCTTCGCACCGCTTACATACTCCTTAACCACAGAACTGTAGCCAGAGATAGGTGTGAATGTGACAACCATCTTACCCATACGAGTGACTGCACGATAGCGTAGCGTCTCAACCCAGTCCAGCGGCACAAGTTCATCGCACCAGATAAAATCAACCTCGCCACCTTCAATGACATCTCGCTTCTGGGCGTAGTTCATAAAGAAGCATTGGCTCTTGTTAGGCAGAATGAAGGTGTTATCGGAGAAGCCGTTCTTCTGAGTGTACTGAACATTCTGCACCTTGTTCTTTCGGAGTTCCTTGAACTCAGACGGCAGGTACTTATAGATGACATTCTGTTGCATCTGGATACTCGACTGATTCGTAGTATGCAAACACCATACTCTGGCATCCTTGATATTGATAAGCGTTTGGACAACCCGCTTAGCCGCCCACTCAGTTTTGGACGCTCTGTTGCCGCCTAGGATAAGCACCTCGTTGTTCTCCTTGAGCAACTGGTCGGCTTCCTTCCAATGCGGGAGGTCAAAGCCGTGGCGGTAAGGGTCTAACTTCTCTGCAAGTATCTTATCCTCTCGCAGGGTCAGGATTTCAGCAGTCCTTTCAGCCCCTACCTTTTCAGCCAAACTCCTAATCTCCTCCTGAGTCGGAGTGACAAGAATAGGGTGAGGGGTAGGAGTGAAAGCCATATCAGTTCTTGGAATGGGATATCATCGTCATCATCTTCTTCGATGTCGTTTGGGTCTCCCATAGTATTGTCACTTCTTGCCCTTGGTTTTGTACTTGCAAGGCTTCATCGGTTTAGAGCCAGCCTTGTAGGAGACTCTCTCTCGCTCCATCTTACGCATCTGCTTGCCTTCGCCCTTTTCGTGTCTGGATTCGTTTTTCATAGTCTGGTTTAAAAAATTTTTAGTTTAGTACTTTCCGTTGAACCGAGGGTGTCGCACGACCACCCATCGTGCTCCATCCCATCGTACATCGACAGGCATACCAAGACCGAACTTAGAGGAGTCACGGCAGAGTACGCTGTGTTCCTTGCCCTCGATGAGGACGCTGATGACACGAGGGTTGCGGTGCTTAGCGGATACTGTACCAGAGACCTGCTTGGGCGGCTCGACTGCCTCCGTGGGCTTGAGACCTAGATGTTCTCGCAGTAGCAGGATACCTTCAGGAGTCCATTCAATCTGCCAGAGGTTCTCAGGCTTGAGCGAGGGAATCTTCTTCCAGCACTTACCTTCCTCAAAGAGGGTGCGGACACCCTTGAGGATATCACGAGAGAGACCGACAGCGACAGAGAGTTCCTTTTCCTTCATAGGGTCATTAGGAATGCTTATGCTCTGGACTGTCAAGCCGTTTCTCTACAAATCGTAATATAGGGGCGGGGGGAGTCGAACCCACCGATATAAGCCTTATAAAGACTTCACTTTAACCGCTAAGTTACGCCCCCATCAAAGAAGACCCGCAGGGACTTGAACCCCGACAAGGAGTACCAAAAACTCCTGTGCTACCATTACACCACGAGTCTGAAAACGACTGTCCTAGAGAAACCATTGTCAAGAGGGCAGGACAGTACTGAAACTCGACCCTCCAAGAATCGAACTTGGATGACCCGCTTAGAAGGCGGGTGTTCTATCCGTTGAACTAAGGGTCGTAAAGTAGAGGGTGGGTGGGATTCTAGCCCCACCGATGGATATTGGTTAATCAGTTTACGCTATTATGCCATTATGACCTGTATTAACATTTACTCACATCCTGTAGTTATCTACAGCACCCAAAGGATGACTCCCTCTTGTTACCTGTCACGCAGAGGAGGAAGCCGTTATAAAAGAGCCTTGTGTAGGAATTGAACCTACGACCTACTGTTTACAAAACAGTCGCACTACCGCTGTGCTAACAAGGCGAAATGATTCCGTTCCTTCGTTTACTTCAGGTCTGTATAGATTTAGGTTGATACGGACGCACTTGGGGCATCCAAGGAACTAGGACTTGATATCAAAGTCTGTTGTTATCCTTGCATCGTCTCTGCGTACCCACGGCATAGAGCCGCAAGCCTGTTCAGCCGTAACATACTGTACGCTTCATCGACTCTGCATTATGTACCCTCCTTGTCTATCTCTGGACTTGCACCAGATTACGAGGTTATAAGCCTCACGGATTAGTTGGTAGCCAATTAAGGCAAGTGAAAGAACAACCTAGAATAGAACCTTCGCTCGTTGAGACTCGCTGGGATTTCTTCTAAGAACAACCTTATATTCCTAGAAGAACTTATAGAGTCAACTAGAAACTTTAAATCCCTTCCCCCAGAATTGGGGGACTGAGGGGGTGAACAACAGGGGGTACATAGGGGGATTCTCAGGCGATGCGTCAAGCAGAATCGGCTTTTATCTTCTATACATTAAATGAGTGCTTGACACAAGCCCTTTTAACCTCCCCTAATAACCCCTCTCCTCGCTCGTACTGATGCTTCGTACTCGCTATTGCTTATTGGACTAAAAAAAGTGTCTGGACAGACCCGTCCCATACTAGCCACCGAAAAGAAAGACAGACCCCCGCCCCCCGTATAGTAGGCTTCTTATAGAATGTAAAGGGCTGAGTGGTGAAACGGATTCACCCAGTCTATATCCTATCTAGTAGAAGATGAGAACGCATTGAGAATACGCCTGAATCAATTGGAAAGGGTGAGTGTAAAAAGAATGTAAAAAGCAAATCTATTTACGCTAGTGAGTGGGTATTAGAGGAACTGATGGACTGGATAAGGCCGGATTATGGAGGCTCTAGGAGGTGGGCTTCTATCGGGGTAGGCTAGGGTATGGGCAGACCCTTGCTAGGGCTTCTGAGGGCATCCTAGAGGGTCGGAAAAGGGCACAAAAAAGCCCTCTTTCGAGGGCAGGTTTGGCTGACTGGTGAACGCCTGTTCAGTTCTTGGCGTTGTATTCAATCTCGACCAGTTGGCGGGTGCGATGCTCTGCGTTGTTCTGAGCCGTGCGGCAGGCGAGCAGGAGGGACTCGACAGCGTCTCGGACTGCCTGAGCCTTCTGATGGACTGCGATTGCCTCCCTGCGAGCGTCAGAAGCCTCAATGGTCTCAAGGCAGAGGTAGGTGGCGTAGTCGCTTGCCTTCTGGCTCTCCATCAGGAGGGCGAAGGTCGCACGAAGGGCGAGAGCGTAGGATTCAGGGTTGGCGTTGTGAGGGTGGGTCATATGCGTGGTGTGGTGGGTACAGGTAGGAGAGTGAGGATGTATAGGATTAGGTCAAGCCCAGAGAGTGTAAAAAAGTTGTAAATCGTCTGACCTTATTTCCGACTAAAACAACAAATCTCCATTATACCAGAGTTTTTCGTTCCTGTATATAGTTTTGTTTAGTTATTTACTGTCTAAATATAGGCAATTTACAGGCTGGTGCAGAATGTTCTTGATGTGGTGCGGAAAGTTATAAAACCCCTGTAAACATTGGCTGAAACCGCTGTACCTCCACAAATGCCCTACAAGGCTCTTTCTAGGGTCAGTCCATACCCTGCATAGGGTCAATACAAGCCACCCTCTGAGGGCATCCTAGCACACTAGTGAACACCTGTTCACCTGTACGGCTGTTCACCCTGAGGGGTGTGAATAACTTTCTGATGCCTCGTGCTATTTAGTGCTTGATTTGAAGTATCCCTTGACACGGCTCACGAGGTGGAGCAAACCCCTGTAAACATTGGTCGGAATGCGTGTCCTCTGTATTTGCCCTACAAGGCTCTTGTCATATGGGGTGAGGGTAAGTACCAAGGCGGGTAGAAGCCACCCTCTGAGGGCATTTGTGAGCCTTCTAGGGGGTGTCTAGGGGGCTGGATAGGCACAAAAAAGCCCCTGCTAGGGGGCGAGACCAGCCTAGGGGCTGAGGCTTACGCCTCGACCTCCTCAGCGACCTCAGCGACCTTGGTCAGAGCCGTGAAGCGCTTGAAGGCTTCAGAGGCGGCAGAGAGGATGAGGGTCTTGTCACCCTTCAGGGCGGTCAGCCAGTTCTCGACATAGGCAGAGGCGTTGGTGAAGGTCTCGCTAGCGTCCAGTCCGCAATGACCGAGGCAGAGGCTGGAGAACAGTTCAGCGACCAGTTCCTCCTTAGCGTAAGGCTCAGAGCCAAAGCCCGTGGAGTGCGTACCCTTTTCCTTGAGGGAGTGACCAATCTCGTGGAAGAGGGTTGCGTAATAGTGAGCAACCGACTTGAAGGAGTCCTTGGCAGGCATCTCAATGCGATGGAAGGTGGGACTGTAGCAGGCTCGACCTTCCTTGCCCTGACGCACGGGGCAGGTGGAGAGGGAGGCGAGACGCTCAGCCTCAGCGTCAGGCTGGAAGTCAATCTGCTTGTCGGCTCGCTTGTATTCCTTGCCCTCAGGCAGGGTGACCTTGTTCAGGGGGAAGACATTATAGTAGCGGCGGAAGAGGAACTCCTTGCCGTCCTTGGACTTGGAAGCCTCGACCTTGGAGAAGAACTGCACAGGGAGGGAGCGAGTGCCCTTCTCCAGCGAGCCGCCCAGAGCCTTAATCTGGTTGAAGGTCAGGTAGTAGTTGTCCTGCCCGTACCAGCCAATGATGAAGGCGTTGACCCCAGAGTAAGCCTTGCGGCTGATAGCGTTCTGGGGGCGAACGAACTTCCAAGGCTTCTGCCAAGGAATAGTGCCAGCCTCAAGGGAGAGGATGAAGCGTTCAGCGAGGATGTCGGCAACCGAGACTTTAGTGGTAGTGGTCATATGCGTGGTGGGTACAGATAGGAATGTAAGGCTATTTACAGATATGTCGAGAGGATAATTGTTACAATCGTGTGTCAATTGTTACAGCCTTGCTCACTTCTTGAGTCCAAGGGTTGCCAGCATCTTGAGCATCTCGTCAGTCCGCTTAATGCACTTAGCCCTGCGAAACTCGACCTCCTTCTGGTGGTCTGCTATATCCTCAGGCGAGCAGGACTCCAGAGGGATAGGGGCATCTAGACGAGCGTACTCGCTTTGGATGAGGTTATAGATAGCATCACGGACTTTCAGTTGGGCGATGGAGAGCATATGCGTGGTGGGTAGGTAGGTAATGAATCAGAGGCTGGGCGTGGTGTCAAATCTATTTACTCTGACTTATTCACAGGCAGGTCAGCCTTGTGCATCTCGTTAGAGAGGAGGCTGTAGGCGCAACCAAGTTCCTTATGGGCGAGCAGGCTGTAGTCTTCAGCGTAGCCTAGGTACTCCTTGTGGCGTTCAAGGGACTCACGAGTCAGCCCCTTCTCTGAGTTAGCGACAGCGAAGTTGTCGCTTGCGAGACGCAGGTACTTCTGACCTTGCGTTTCGTGAGTTCTGATTTGGGCGGCGATGGTTTTATTCATATGCGTGGTGGGTAGATGAGTAATGAATCAGAGGGTTTGCTGTGTGTCAAATCTATTTGCACTTATTTGTTATAGGGGAAACTGAGGGTTTTCTCAGCCTTTCGCTGAGTGTAACGCTTGAGCGTTGTGATTTCGTTACGATTGAAGGCTGTGTTGAAACGCTCGTCAGCGTACTCAGAATTGAGGCTCTGGATGACCTTGGCGATGGTTTCGCAGGCTTCCACCTGAGGTCTCCAAGCGTCACAGATTGCCTTATAGCGTTCACTCTGTTCGGTAGGGGAAGAGCCAGCGTCATAAACCTCCTCAGCCATACGCCAGAGGCGTTCCTCCTCCTGTATGGCGAAAGCGAGGGCGGTCTCAAGCGAGGAGAGCGTGAAGGCGAGGTTGCTGATGGGGGGCGTGTACATAGTAGGTGCGTGGTGCGACTGGAAAGGTGTAAAGTTCCTTGCCAAGTTCAAGAACTTAATTGTTACAGTTGTGTGTCAATTGTTACAATCGTGTGCAGGTGTAAATAGTTCTTGTTTTTACAATTTTTTAACACTCACGGGCAAGCCCTTGACAACGCACCTCTACTCCTTGGTTATCAGGTACTTACAGAAGTGTATCAAGTGCCTTGCACAAATGCCCCTAGGAGGCGTTTACAAGGGGTAGTCCATAGCGTGGTAAGGGCAGATACATACCCCCCTTAGAATCGAACGCCCATTAGGACGGCTAATGACCCCATTAGGATTCCTTATAGCAAGCGACCAAGACTATTTAGTGCTTGAAGTGAAGTATTCCTTGACACGCCTCGTGACACGCAGGAAACCCCTGTAAACATTGGGTATTATCAATGCCCTTCACATTTGCCTTCTAAGGGGGGTATCGAGGCTGGCGAGGGTAGACACCAAGGCTACCTTGCAAGGGGCTTGTAGGGCATCCTAGAGCCTTTTAGGGGGTGTTTTAGGGGGCTATTAGGGGGCTAAACCAGCCCTTTAAAATAAGTGAAGATTCTTTGCATATGGGCTTGCATCGTACCCCAGACCTAGTATCTTAGTGGAGTAGGGGGAAGTTCACCTACTCGCTCTTTGAAAACTCTCGGCTAAACCAGCAATCTCGCTGGAGGCTGATACCCGCAAAACGCATAATAACATCGTGAAGAACTGGATTAAGAACTGGCTGGGCATCAACGCCCTCGCCTTAACTGTCACTACTGTCCGCAAGGACTATGACAAACTCTCCACTCAGGTGGACGAACTGGAGGCAACCGACTTGTCGGATGTCGAAAGCCGTCTGGATGATGTGGAAGAGAAGTGTAACGACATCGACCCTGATGACTTTGTCAGGAGCAATGACCTCGATGACCAAATTGATATGTGGATGTCGAACTCCGACTTCTGCAATGAAGATAAGGTCAACGAACTCATCAATGAACACGCTGACGAACTCAGCGACAAGGTTGAAGAGTTGGTCAAGGACTCCCTTGAGAATGAGGTGATTGAGTGCAATCGCCCCTCTAACGAGGAACTCAAGGAACTCATCAAGGTGGTCTTGGAGGAGATGGTTAAGAAGTTGGCTGAAGCCAAGTAAGGAAACGGGGGGAGGTTACTAACCCCTTCTTTCTTTTTACGATAAATGCGTTTGACAGGTACGAGTTATCAAGGCACATTACTTTCTGTTCCTTCTCATTCTACTTTCCTAAACCCCCAATACTGGGGGAGGGAATATACAAACCAAAACGCAATGCCTAAGAAGACCTCGCCCAAACCAGCCAAAGCCATCCCTAAGAACCCAGACTGCCCTCATAAGGCGGTCTGCCACCTAGGAGGCGGCAACTGGGGAACGGCTTATTACGACTCAGAAGAAAAGGCTAATGAGGTCTCAGCGTGGATTCACGCAGGGTTCAACACTAAGTTCAACTGTGGTGGGCGTACTGATGGTGTGGAGCAAATGGACTGGGACGGCATCGTCCTCTGGTCTATCCACCACCATTATGACAACACCCGCAGTCCCGCTTGGAGTGACCCTATCCCAGACCACGAGCAGTACAAGTCAGGACAATGCTCTCGTGACCTCAAGACCTATCTGGCGTGGCGTAGGAGCAAGTTCGTCTAAGATGCAGGGGGAAGTCACTAACCCCTTTTTGTATATAAAGTAGAATGCCCTTTCCGTTCCTTTACATTTTAGCCTGTCAGTCTGAGCGTAGGCAACGATGCTCAAGGGTTTATTTGTGACCTTCGTGGGGCTGACAGGCTATTCAATTTCCCACCACGCATATGAAGCAATACTACATCAAGACGGCTAATGTTAAGAAGTTCTGCAAGAGTCACGGCAAGCAGGTGAGCAAGGATTTCCTTGAGGCACTTGAACGCCACCTCGAAAAGAAACTCCTTCAGGCGATTAATGAGCATAATGGCGGCAAGGTCAGGATGGACATCGCTCTGGCAGGATACATTCTTGGCAATAAGTAAAAGTACAATCAGGGCAGGCTCTACGGGGTCTGCCCTTCTTTGTGCCTAGATGCCTAGGCTGAGTGCCGTCTAGATGACCTGAGGATGCCCTAGGAGGCTCTTGGATTCCCAGCCTGACCAAGGACTAGGGCTGGAATCAGGAGGGCTTAGAACCAATCCTAGACACGCCATAAGTGACGCATTAAGTCCTACAGGCAGGCTAACACGCCATCCTTGACGCATTAACCTTCCCTATTGTTCGGCTATAGAATCCAGTTATATGTAATCTGTCAACTTTATTCTGGCACAAAAAGAGGGGAGAGTTTCTTAGTCTCTCCCCCCATAGAAGCCTACCACGGCTTCTTTACTAGCCACGCAACGCAGGGGTTACCCCCTGTGAAAGTCAGCGTAGGCGTTTGTAGACCCTCAGGAGCAGGCTGAGCCTGTCTAGGAACTTGAGAAAGGAATCCATCAGAAGGTCTTCTTGGTGATGATGATGAACTCATCTCCATCCTTGACCAGCCGTACCCGCCAGCCTGAGCCAGCGTCCTTGGTGGTGTTCTGATACCAGCGGATAGCCTTGACTGGGTCGTTAGAAGCGAACTGACCTTCATAGCAAGCCTTGGCATTGCGGGACTCCTCCACCCTGAACACGGACTTAGCCGTGTAGAGGATGGACTTGTCGAACAGGGTGACCTTGTGTGCGTCCATAGTCTTAGACGATGGGAGTGACTTCAACAGGCGGCACAAGGACAGGAAGGAGGGCTTCAGACTCCTTACGAGCGAGCATCTGCATATCGAACTCAGACTTAGAGAACAACTTAGTCGAGTCGATATTCACCCAGTTGCAGATTTCATAGAACGAGTACGACTTCTCGCTGGAGTATGGAGAAACTTCTGCCTTGGTCTTGTTGAGCCAAATCAGGGTTTCAATAGCCGTGTCAAAGACAGGGCTGGTGGTGACGCTGGTCTTTGCCTCGTAAGAGACATAAGAAGACACAACGAAGTATTTTTCGAGTTTCATATGCGTGTGGGTGAGAAAGTAAATGTATGACAGTTGAGGTTTGATGCAAGAACTATTTTCAGAAATCTTCACCCTCTTCAGGAATATTAGCAAGGTACTCGCAGAGTTCAAAGTTCTCGTTCAAGTTGTCGAGGATGGAGTCCTCCAGAGCCTTCAGGTCAGCCTTGGTCAAGCCCTGAGCGTCCTTGTCGGAGGCTACGATGGTAGTCCAGTCCGTAATCTTCAGGCGAGTGAAGCAGGCAAAAAGAGAAGAGGGGTCACCAGTCTCGCCAGAGGATTGCTCCTCCAGTTCGTACTTAGCGTAACCGCTGACTTTGAGTTCCCTGCCGTTGACCTCGATTTCGAGGTTTTCGATAGGGTAGGAATGTTCTGGTGTGTTGCGAGGCATAGGATTAGTAATGTAATACGATTTGCGTTTAGGTCAAGCGTCTTTTTGAAATAAAATCAAAGTTTGTTTCCGAGGACACGAGTCAGGTGCGAATCCTGATTGAGGGTCGCAACAGCCGTGTCAGCGAGATGAGCAAGGACTTCCTTGGAGATAACATAACCTCCAGCACCCAAGGCATCATAGACCTCAGCGGTCTCAAAGCCAGCCTGCTTGCCGTCTTCCTCATAGTCCTCGATAACATAGTGAGCGAGACCATTAACGAGGAAGTCAAGACCCTCGTGCCTGATGTTCAGATTTTTAAATCTGTAGGAGTACATAACGACAGGCAATATTCACAGGTGTGTTACTGAGTCAAGTCTTTTTGTTCAAGCGGTTTGATATCTATTATATCCCCCTTGAGCATAGAGTTGATGTCCTCGTGGCTGACCCTTAGACGATGCTCTACTATGACTGTAGGGGCATCCTGAAGGGCTTGAACCTTGTCTACCATAATGGCTATGGCTAGGGGGAGTTGGCCTGCGGGGATGTTCTCAATCTCATCCAGAAGCCTAGTAGAGCCACGGGTAACAATCTGAGAGAGCAGGGTAGCCGTTTGCTTCTTCCAAGTACCCAATTCAAATCCCTTATTGTCCTCAGTATCTTTCTTAATAGCAATGACAGCAGGCTTAGACACGCCTGTGGCCTCGACCACGGCAGTCGTGCCTTGCCCGTCCTTAAGAAGTTCAATGACCTTCTCACGCTTTTCCTTGGCAATCTTCTTGCCTGTGACCTGAATGCTAGGGTTAGTACTCAGGCGTTCCTTACTCGACTCATATTCCATACCGCACCCTATTCAACTTGACTTGTATAGCAAGCATTAATAAAAGTAAAAGATATATACAAGAATGAAACTAAAAGTAAAAGATATTCCTGACCTGCGTGATAAGATTGCCGTGTCCCAGAACGGAAACTGCTGGCTGTGCAAGATAGACCTCAGGTGCGTGACCGCCTGCCTTGACCACGACCACGAGACAGGACTTATCCGTGGGGTGCTATGCCAGAATTGCAATGGCATTGAAGGAAAGATAAGTAACCTCGCCCGTAGAGCCAAGCGTCAGCGTACCAAGGCTGAGTTCGTAGCCAGCGTCCTCGCTTACTGGGATTGCTTTGCTGAAGCACCAAGAGAAGAGACGCACCCGACCCACAGGACTCCAGATGAGAAGAGATTGAGACGGAATAAAAAAGCAAAAGAAAGACGAAAGAAGGGTTGACACTTTGTGATACAGGGTCTTACTAGCCCTGATGATTACTACATCCCACAACGGCTCAGACCCAGCGTTCCTCGCTGGGATTGCTGACGCTGACTACCGCAACGCAACTGGTCTGGCTCAAAGTTCTCTCAAGGAGTTCCTCGTCAGTCCTGCTCACTACCTCGCCAGCACGGAGGTTAAGAAAGAACCGACCAAGGCTATGATTCTTGGCACGGCTTTCCACGCCCTGATGCTTCAGGATGACCCGACTAAGTTCTTCTCTGTGAAACTGAAGATGGATGGTCGCACCAAGGAAGGTCGTGCGTACAATGAAGAGTTCGCCATTGAGAACGCAGGTAAGGCTATCATTGACGCAGACGAGTACGCAACCATTCAAGCGATGAAGGCAAGCGTGATGGCTCACCCTCTTGCCTCTAGCCTGCACAAGGCTCTGACGCATAAGGAGGTCGCTGTGTTCGGTACGAGCCGTCCTGCTGGCGGTGAGGTTCGCCTGAAGGGAATGATTGACGGCTACTCTGCTACCGAGGGCTTTGCTCTGGACTACAAGAGTGCTGAGGATGCCTCGCCTGCTGGTGCTAGGAAGGCAATCTGGGATAGACGCTACGACATTCAGGAAGTCCAGTACCGCTGGTTGCTTGATGCGAACGGAAAGGTCTGCAACAATTTCTATTTTATCCTAGTAGAAAAAGTCCCTCCTTTTGCCGTGGGCGTGTACACCATCAGCAAGCACAGCCGAGATAAGACCTTTCAACTTTGGGAGAACTCTATCCACGACTTCGCTGTCTGTCAGTCCTCTGGCAAGTACCCTGCTTACTCCGACTCCTCTGTTGAGGTGAACCTGTGAACAAGACTAAATACATCAATCACGGCTTAACTGCTGGCAATCACGAGTTCCGAATCCCAGATGAGTTCCTGATTCGTTCTTTCTCGCCTATCGGCTTTGATAAGATGATTGAAGTCGAGGCTATCAAGAAGAATTACGGGTGCGTAATCTCTCCTAGTAGTCTTCAATATGCTATGCCAAATATCCAGACCTTCAAGTGGACTGGCAACAAGGACTTCACCAAATGAGCGACCCTAAGTTCACAGGCGTGTGGATTCCTGCCGCCATCTTCCAGACCACCACCATCAGCATCACCGCTAAGGTGGTGTATGGTGTACTGGAGAGCCTCGACAATGAGGGAGGATGCTTTGCCTCTAACGCCTACCTGTCCAAGCACCTTGGGCTTGAGGTGCGTTCGGTGCAGTTGATTCTCGCTGACCTTGAGGTCGCTGGACTCATCAAACGCTCAGAAGACCCTAATGGTCGTAGAATCATCCGCACCATTGAGCGTGTTGCTGTGACAAAGGCTTTGGCTGATGGGCAAGTGACTCGCTCCGAGGGGTGTAAGAAATTGCAGGGGGGTATGCAGAAAACTACAGGGGGGGGATGTAAGAAACTACATACATATAACAAAGAAGATAATAAAGGAGATAAAGATACAGGCAAAGAACTAGGTTGGATTGTTTGTTTGCCCTTTGGTTCTGATGCTTTCATTGCTTCTTGGAAGTCTTGGGTGACTTATCGTAAGGAGATGAAGAAGAAACTCACGGACTCTAGCGTACAGGCTCAGTTCAAGGAGTTCGCTCTCTGGGGTGAACAGAAGTCCACCGAGGCGATTGAGCAGTCCATCAAGCAAGGCTGGCAGGGATTATTTGAACCCAACAAAAAGTTTGGTGCTAAGACATCAAAGGCATTGACATCTGAAGACCACAACGCATTCTAATCACCTATGACAAACCGCATTGAAGACCTAATCGAAAAGGCTCGTCACTATCAAGACCTCTGGCACGAGGCTCTTGACGAAAACAAACGCCTCCGCAAGGCAGGGGATGATGTGTTCTGCATCGCCTGCAATGCTCCTTCGTCTGAAGGAAGGCAGAAGGTTCTGCAAGCGTGGCAAGCCGCCAAGGAGGGCGAAAACAAATGAGCGACATCGCCTGTCATTGTGGTAAGCGTGGTGCTTTGTTCGCTAAGGATGACCACTCCCTTGTCCGTTACCATCGTTGCCGTGAACACCTCGACCAAGAGCGTGTGACGGCTGAGGGGCTGGTGGACTCTACTGTCCCCCCTGCGATGCCTGCCCTCTTCAGGGACACGGAGGTATCAAGGCTTCACCCAAGCATTCAAAAGGCTGTAGAGTGGAAGCCAGAGGGTGACAAGAGTGGTCTCCTGCTCCACGGCACGACTGGTATCGGAAAGACACGAGCCATCTGGGAAATTATCCGCAGGCAATGGGTAGAGCAGGCTAAGCGTGACCGCCAGTTGGCTTACCAGTTCCTTACTATGCGTAAGATTGAGGGTATGATTGAGAAGGGCTTTGATGACCGCCAACACGCACGGATGCTGGAGGGGCTGATTGAACTGCCGTTCCTTATCATTGATGACTTTGGCAAGGAGCGTCTGACCCAGCGTATGGCTTCCGACCTGTTCGCCATCATTGACGAGCGTTCTACCGCCAAGCGTCCTACAATTATCTCCACGAATTATAACGGCACGACTTTGCTGGAGCGATTCGACAGCCGTGACATCGAGACTGGGAAGGCTCTAATCCGCAGGCTCAAGGACTACTACCAGATGGCTGGAATGGCTGAAAAGAAAGTTTGAACTATTTCTCTTTTCCGCTTGCATCGTATTACCATTCCCATTTCATCCAACTCTATGAAGCACCTACTCAGTCTGCTGGCTCTCTGTTCCTTTGCCTCCGCTAAGCCTGCGGAACGCATCACCGAAAAGTTCTTGGACTCTGTCGCAATGATTGAGTCAAACTTTAATCCTAATGCCGTAGGGGACAAGGGAAAGGCTCTGGGGGCTTACCAACTACACGAGGACGCTTGGGTCGATGCCTGCAAGTGGATGGAGCATAATGACAATGGTCAATTCCAAGAAAGTTTCTCTTGGCTGGTTGGTCACATCACTAACCAATGGAAGGCACGAGCCAAAGACCCTGTCATCTCCCGCATCGTTGCAAAGAATTACTTCCTGCTTTTAAACTACCGCTTCCAAAAGCGTGGCATTAAGCCTACCGACATCCAACTCTATATGGCTTACAATATGGGCTTTGGCGGTGCGTCTAAAGCGAACTTTGACCCGAACTCCCCTACCCTTTCTGACGCTCGTGTGTGTATTCTCAAGCGAGCCAATGTTATTCTTTCCCGATGAAAACTAAAATCAAACGACTCTCTAGAACCTCAGAAGAAATGCTCACAGTTCGCCTGCCTAACAAACTGCTCAAGTCAATCACAAAGATTGCAAAAAACATTGCGATGACTCGCTCTACTTTTGTTAGAACTATTTTGCAGAAAGAAGTTGACACCCATCCCCTCTCGTAATACCTTACTCCTATGTCCGACCACTCCTATACTACTTTTTCCGACTCCCTTTTTAATCCTACCTCTATGAACCGCAATACGCCTGAACAGCAAACTGAACTCAACATCGCTCTGGTCAATGCTCTCTCTGAGACGCAGGACATCATTGCCGACTCGACTAATCCCTTCCATAAGAATTCCTATGCCAGCCTCTCTAAGCATCTTGAAACCCTCAAGCCTATCTTTAAGAAGCACGGACTTGCAGTCCTCCAGTTCCCTATCGGAAGCGAGGGTGCTGTTGGAGTTCGCACCATCCTCATCCACGCCTCTGGTGGCTCTGTTGAAGCGGATGCTCTTATTCCTGCTGACAAGGAAATGTCTGGTCAGGACGCTGGGTCTATCTATTCTTATCTTCGCAGGTACGCTTTGGCTTCTGTGGCAGGCGTGGCTACTGAAGACTGCGATGCAGAGACTAATCGTCTGGCTAAGTCTGGCTCTAAGCCGAGTGCCTATGTTGCAAAGCCTGTGGCTCGTGTTGCTCCGTCCGTGACCGCTAGCCCTTCTAAGCCTGCCCCTGCTGGCTTCGTGGCTGTCGCTCCCTTCGGTGACCGCAAGGGTACTCCTCTTAGCGACCTGCCCCTGACTGAAGCCAATCGTGAGGTGAAGTTTGGTGACCTCAGTTACTTCGCTACTCGCTGGACTCCCAAGCCCTTTGGTGACAACACGACTGTCTCTGCCAAGGATGCCAACACTAAGGCTGAGGCTGTCCGTCTCTGGAACGAGTCCCAGAACCCCTCTGCCGCCCCTGTGAGCGAGGATGCCATCCCCTTCTAACCCTTACCCATCATACCTATGACCCTCACCGCTAAGCCCTACAACAACTCGCAGTACATCGTTCTCAGCGATGGTCGAGTCGCTCGTCTCCTGAAGCCGACTAAGATTCACAACCAGACCTACATCAATCTCATCATCGACAAGAAGATGAAGCGTGTGAACACCACCACGCTGATGCAGGTTCTGTTCCCTGAGGATGGACTACGAGCCTAAGTCCAAAGGAATTGAGTGCCTAAGACACGCAATCATCGCCTGCAAGAAACGCCCTAACAGCAAAACAGTAACCATACCTATGAAACAAGCAGAGGAAATCATCACCCAGTCTGCTGACTTTAAGTCAGTTCAAGGAAAGTTCGTGGCTACTCAGAACTCTGTTAGGGCGGCTTCTCTGATGCTGTGTGTCCCCGCTAAGGAACTCTGCGAGAAACTTAACAGCCCTAACCTTGCCCAGTTGCTCAGCGACTTGGCTGAGGCTAAGAACAAAATCCACGCTCTTCAGCGTACTGGAGACCGCCTTGCTCAAATCGCAGGGGATAGCGACTTCGGTGCTATTAAGGACTGGGTACACGCTAAGAAACTCTAATGGACAACCTCGTCAAGACAGCCACCATTATGGACAGCCCTACTGTCTATAAGAATCTAAAGAAGTGCCGAGGTGAGGCATTCCTCTTTAAGATGTCCCCGCCCTTCCAAGGACACGAGTACATCGTTGAGTCTACCATTCCCTCAGAGACGATGTATTTTCCTGCCGACAAGTACGGAAAGGTTAAGGACTTCCTCGACCTACCTCTCGACCTTGACAAGGAAGGATACGAAATCCTATGAACCTACTCCACGCCTACCGCCTAGCCCTTGTCGAGGGACTAACCGCACGACAAGCAGGCGTGAAGTTCAACCTCGACCACAAGAGCATCGCTAAGTGCAAGACTCGTTATGGCCTTCCCACGCTTAACTGCGAGTGGGATGCAAAGTATGAAGCCAAGTTAGCAAGCCTAAGCGATAGCCAACTTGTTTCTTATGCTGACACTATGAAGCGTACTGAACTAAACCCTAAGCATAGCCAATCTGAGCGTGAAGTACGGGTACTTAATTTGCTTCTCAAGAAGCGTAACCTATGTCTGAAGTAAACGAGTATGCAAAACTTTTACTCAAACGAAACAATCCAAAACTCGCAGAAGGGACAGCAAGGAAACACGCTGGAAGACCAAAGCGAACAGGTAGCGTACTGGCTGGAAAGAAGCAGACAGTCTGGGAGGCTTCTGTTACCTCTTCAAAACTTACTTTCCACAAGAACCGCTGGGCTGAACTTTTTGCTGAACCTTTGAACAAATGGAAGAAAATCCCTTAAGCATAACTAAGATTGACATCACCTTCAATGACGGCAAGGTGCTATGTATGGTCACGCAGGACAGGTTCTTGCGTATGCGTGATGTAGCCAAGGCTCAGTCTCAGGCTAACGATATGCTCGTTGAACAATCTAAGTTGCTTGAGGCTCGCATCAGAGACCTAGAGGCGGCTTATGCCCTGCTCGACCTTGAGCATCAGGCTTGGGTCAATGAAGCAGAGGAAGCCACCGAGCAGACCACAGACTCAACACCATTTGAAAATCCTTTGCCATAATGGACACCCCATCTATAATCTTTTACGAACACGACTTCAACGACTCTATTAAAACGAGTCTTGTAAAGAATGTTCTTAACCTAGGCAACGAGTGTCGTGCCTTGTCACAAGAGAACACACGCCTCAAGGAAGAGGTTGAGCGTCTGAACAACCTAATCATTTCTGGTGGTGCAGTTAACCCTGACGCATCAGTCTACATCGAATGATTCACGAGTTCCGCAACCCTATCCCTGTTAGTACTGATATTGGCTATGGTTGGCTGATGTATGTGCGTGACGGAGGAACTTTCAGCAACGATATTTTTGCTGTTGTGTTGGAGAAGGATGGAGTCATTCGTCATATGCGTACTGACCAATTCAAGGTTCTACAGAATCCCACTTTCGATATCACCAATGAGCAAACTAATTAAGTTCGTAGCCGTGGGAGACAACCACGGAGATATGGTGGACAAGGATGTTGCATCCGAGTTCTACAAGTTTCTTAAATGGTTCGACCCAGACGAGATTGTTCACCTAGGAGATAATTTTGATTTCCGCAGTATCCGCAGGGGTGCTGGGCGTAAAGAAGAAGACGAGTCGCTTGTGGCTGATGTGAAGGCTGGCAAAAAATTCATCAGCCGAGTGCAACCTACTATTTTCTTAAACGGAAACCACGATGACCGCCTTGACCAAATCATCAACGGCTCTACGCACGGAATGATGGTTGACTATTGCCACAACCTCAAGAACGACATTCGTAACCACCTCAAGAAAAACGGATGCAAGAAGATTTACCCTTATCACGCAGACCTTGGCGTTCATACGCTTGGGAAGGTCAAGTTCGTACACGGCTACGGATGCAGTCGCACGGCTGTCGAAGACCACGCCATTCATTTCGCTGATACTGGAGGTGCTGTCATTATGGGTCACCTGCATTCCATCCAGCAGGTCAACGCCAAGAAGCACAAAGGGGCAGTAGGATTCTCTGGCGGTTGCCTATGCAAGAAGGAAGCGATGGACTACGCCAAGAATCACCTAGCGACCAGCAAGTGGGGGTCAGGCTGGACTTATGGGTTCGTCCAAGGGTCGGATTGGAAGGTGTGGCAGGCTCACCGAGTGGGAAAGCGATTCATCTACTCTGTCAAAGGTCTATGAGCAACCCAAAGCGAATGACAGTTACTTGGAAAGAGTTGGGCGGGGGCAATACTGGCAAGACTGAATGGGTGTCAATTGCCGAATATACCCGCCTCAAGGCCGAGTACGAGCGGCTGACCGCTAACACCGACAAACTCTGCAAGCACGGAGACTTGGAAATCGCCCGCCTTAAAGCCGAGAACGAGCGTCTCCGCAAGGCTGGGGATTGGATGCGTGAGGCACTTGAAGAAGGCCCGATTGATTACCAATGCAGGATTGACCGCTGGAACACCGCCAAGGAGGGCAAGCAGTCGTGAACATCAAGAGATACGATACCGAGTGCGGATATGGATGCTCACACGGCTCTTATGAGTTGGACGATGGCCCTTGGGTCAAGTGGGAGGACTACGCCGCCCTACAAGCCGAGGTCGAGCGGCTGAAGACGCATTCATTCACAGCCGAAGAACTTGCCTCAATGAAAGCAGAAGCCGAATTTCTTCACGCTCAATTTAAGCGAGACTTGTTTAATCAAGTGATGGAAGAGAACGAGATGCTCCGCAAGGCTGGGGATGCGATGGCAAAAACAATCGGAGAAAACGGAGTCCACGATAATGGTTCTTTTCACGATGTTGCTGACAGCATTGACCAATGGCATACCGCCAAGGAGGGCAAGCCGAGCGTATGAGAAACCCTATTGATTTCACGCCTCCCGAACACTACAGGGAACTTGACAGACAGGCTAGATACTATCGCAAGGAACGAATTGTTGTTAATATTCTGCTTGTCGTTGCTTGGTTTGCTACTGTAATCACGGCTCTCAAACTTATCTTCATCCGATGAAAAACAAAGACCTCATTGCTATGCAAAAACTTTTCGGGAAAGTCTCTATTGAGACTCCTGAAAAAGGTTTCTACACTCGCAGGGAAATCCAGAAGATGCTGAATTGTTCTGAACCAGTCATCACTAAGAAAATTAATGATGCACTCAAAGATAATCTTCTTGAAGTCCGTATGTACCGAGTGAAGTCTGGTATGGTCACTCGACCTGTCCCTCATTACAAAATCCTATCTAAGTAACCTATGAACAACGACACAATCAAAAACCACATTAGTGTTATCTACTTCAGAACCTCGTTCTCTATTGTTTCTTCTGAACCAAAGACAGGATGCAGTTGTGAATACCATAAATACTACGGCACTAGTGCCTACGAATATGTATCCCCTTATGGGTATGAAGTGAAAGATGGATACGGAAAGTCTTGGCTTAGCACCAAGGTGTATGAAGAGGCTAAGGAATTCCGTGATATGCTAAACAATCTCTGCAAGACTGCACAGCGTTTTGAGCGTGAGAACGAAAGGTTGACTTCCAGCCTTAATAAAGAAAGTTACAACTTCTCTAATGAGCGTAAGATTGGCAAGGCTGTCCTTGAAATCCTTAAAGCATCTAAAGAAATTCTATGACCAACGCAGATAAACTTAAAGAATTCCTCACGAACTTTGACGAGAACATCGTCATCGCTGAGGGCTGTGAACACGCCTTCATTGGTGTGTCCAATACGCCTGAGGGCTATCGTGCCGTGTACTCCACGGAGCGTATCATCTCCAACATAATGGAAGAAGATATGATGGGCTTTGATGAGGCTGAAGAGCATATGTACAACAACATCCTCTCAAAGGATTATGAAGGCAATGCTCCCCTGTTTGTTGACATCGTCCCAGATGAGTTCTGGAAGGATGACACGACTGAGTTAGGTGACCGAACTCTTTGAGGGTCGCAGGTAGTTGTAGGTCTTGGTGATTCCGATAACTAAGACATCAAGCAGAGCGAACCCCACGCCTGCACCTGCAATCCAAGGAAACCAAGGTGAGTCGAAAATCCACGCAGAGCCAATTGCTAGCCCACCTGCTAGCATCATAATAACCCCAGAGGCTTTGCGTGGTGAGAACGCTAGGAGCAAGACACCCGCAGTAAAGATAGCACCACCTATACAACTGCACATCCAGAGAACCTTGTTCTTCATTTCCCTTTGCTTTTCTTTCTCCGCATTATTTGCAATCTCATTGGCGATGGCGATTGCACTCTCCTGCTCCTCTACTATTGCCCACAACGCATTAGTCTCAGCATCTACCTTAGACGCTTTTTCTTTGTCTTCCTTGACCGCCTTGTGGTCGTTTGATTTAACCATTGCTCTAAAGGATTCGACCTTCTCGACTGACGGCTTGCTGATTCCGCTGAGCCTGACGATTTGCCCTTCAACGAGTTCTCTACCAACTCCAACAGGAAGGGTAGGAGCGACAGCAGTAAGGGCAGAACCCGCTTCAGAAACGATGGCTTCGACTTTGTCAATGTAGGTGTCCTTGTCTTTGTTAATGATGATGACAGGCTTATCTGTAGGGGCTGTCGTGCAACCCACTAAGGTTGCAAACACAAATAGCATTGTCAGGCTTTGTAAACTCATTTGGTCTTCTGGAGAAACTTGCGTCTCGCCCAGTTAAACAACTCTGGAGCGATAGAGCCAGAGATACTGCACAGAACGCTCTTATAGAAAGGGTCGATGTCCGTGTTGCCTAGGGAGAAATAACAGATGATTCCAACAATAGTACCCGCAAGTATCATTCGTGACCATCTCATAACCTCGTACTTTTCGTCCGTAAGTATAAGCCTAGCCAGCATACCAAGCCCACCAAGGACAGCAAAGAGCCATCCAGTCTTTTTGAACTCTTCAATTAGAGCGTCAAAGGATTGAGGGTCTTGGCTCATTGCTTAGGCTCAGCCCTTTGGACTCTCCGCTTGGCTTGTTCTAGGTCTTGATAGATTCCCAGCATAGCCTTTTGAGGGTTGTACACCTTGAACTTATCCGCTTGGACTACAATCATCCAGCCGACAGCGTTCTTCCAGAAGCCTCCGTTAAGACCCTTTTCAAGCGTCCAACCTCTCCAAGCCGACAACTTGGGAAGAGGCTTAGCGGCTGTAAGGCTGGGTGCTAGAGGGTTCGGAGCAGGCGTTCCTTGGGGGGGAGGAGGGGCTATAGAGCCTCTTGGGAGTGCAGGGGTAGCGGGAGGTCTGGGGAACGGAACAGCCCCGCTAGGCTTGACCTGAGGCAGGGCAGGCGTGGCAGGGGGTCTAGGGAAGGCAGGCGTACCTGACGGCTTGTAACTAGGGAGACCAGCAGGAACAGTCGGGGCAGGGTTAGGGAACTGGGGAGGCAGGTTCTGGTTACGAGGCTGAGCCGCTTCAACATTAGCCGCTTCGTTCTGGTCTGCATTATACTCGCCAATCTGTTGATGGACTTGGTCAGAATCAAGGTTAGCACCCTCTTCCATATCAAGTCTGGCATCACCACGCCTGCGGTCTATCTCAGCGGTTGATTGGTCGGACTCAAGGCTAGCACCTTCTTCCATATCTCTGCGATTAGCCGCTTGTCTTTCTTGGATGCCCTGACTTTCGACATCAGCACCTTCAGCCATATCAGCCTCCTGTGCATCTCTAGCGTTCTTCTGGATACGCTCAGAGTTCTTTTGAATCTTCTTATCAAGAGGCTTGAGAGCCTTGTTGATTTCCTTGAGGGAATCAATAGGAGTTAGCGATGCACCAGCCATCTGGTCATCAATGCTTCTTACCATTGCATCGTAGGCTTCTCTAAGTTCAGGGATAAGCACCTCGTCTGTAGCATCCTGCTTACGCACAGCGTCCTTCAACGCCTTCATTGCATCTCTGAGAGAGGGCGAGATGTTGTCTGTCTTAGTAAGCCGTCCAATGATTTCATCGAGTTTAACAACGCCTGTCTTAACCGCATCGCTCACCTTGAAGTTGCCTTCAAAAGGCTTTAGGTTAGGCGTAGTATCAGGAGTTTGCTTTTGCATCTCAGCAAGCATAGGCTTCAGCGTATAGTCATTAAGTTTGTTGTACTCTCGCTTAGCATCCCAGTATCTACGCTTATTGTCAGAGTTTTCTCTGCCCTTAGCATCTTTAAATCTTTCATATCTATCTACTATAGACTTTAACATATCAACCTTTTCTTGTACTTGTGCAATCTCTGCGTCAGACACCTTGTAGTGTGCGTCAGGATTAAGTTTAGATACAGTAACTTGACCGCTTTCAGACATATTGGAAATAGATTCAGGGTCTAGTTCAGCGTTACCCCAAGCAGACTTTCTGGCTTTGGTAGGTCTGTCCAGTTTATCAACAACCTCTCCGTATACTTCTTTGACTCCTTGGCTTCTGATACGCTCGCCAAGTTCAGAAAGCATTAGTTTGCTATAGCCTCTGTTGCCAAATTGCTCAGCCACTTGAGTGTCAACAATCTTAGCCGTGCCATCTTTGTAGACATCAGCGTTAAGAATACCAACCTGTTGTCCGTCTTCGTTATGAAGAACGACAGTAACAAGGTTCTTGTCCTTAAACATTGTCTTGTTTTCGATGTATTTAATTTGCAACCCTTTTACCTTGTCTGGATTTTGCTCAGCAATGCGTCCAACGAACTGACCCTTCCACTCAGCGTTGCCTTCAGTATAAGTCTTAGCACCGCCCTCACGAGGAGCACCAGCGATGTCATCAACCTTATAGTTCATACCGATGCGTCCTTCGCCCTCAGGTCTTGCAGGGATGTCTTTAAGCGGTTTCATCTTAGCCTTAGTATAGCCCACAGAGTTAGACCCAAGTTGATTGCCAGCCTCAGCAGGCGTTAGTTTAGACATATCGAGATATTTAGCAGGAGAACCAGACGGGGCTTCAAAAGGAACAACTGTTTTATCTACAAGTTTCTGAATGGCAATAGCGTCAGACCATAGGTGGAAAGTAGGCTCTCCCATTCCTGCTGGGACAATTGAGTAAGGATAGTCAGGGTGAGAACCCTTCACGACCTTAGCCTTGCCCTTGAAGGAAACAGAAGCGTAGGCTTCAGATGTCTTAAGTCCATCCGTGTAAGGCTCGGAAAACTTAGTGGCGATTGCTTCTCCTAGGTTCTCGGCTCTATTAAGTTTGAAGTTTGGGTCATCAAACATCGCTCTCATCTTTGCAAGACTCTTAGCGTCTTTCTTCATAGAAGGAAGTTGAGCCAGTTGCTTTAGGGTGTCCTTCATCAGGTCACCTCTAGTCTCAAACGATTTCTCTGCTCGTCTTCCAACCTCAGCCAAGAACTCGCCCAGAGGGAGTTCCATAATGTCCTTGAAGTCGATTACATCAGCGTGGTATCTCTCACGGAGTCTAACGCCTTTCTCGTCCACAGGGAACTTGCCAGTTTTCTTGTCCTTTCCTTTAGGAACTGTGCTCTCAGATTCTTTCTGGAACATCGCTTTTACATCAGCCTCGCTAAGCATACTTTCTTTAACGAATGTCTTGATGATATCAGACGCACCCTTGAATGCCGTAGGGTTGCTCAGGGGCTTCTGGTTCGTTCCTTTTGTGATAACCATATGCGTAGTGATGTTGGCAATCTCCGCATCAATTCTTTCTTTAGACCACTTCTGTCTTCTTGCTTCTTTGTTTAAGTCGTTAATCTTTCGGTCAACGATGTCAGCAATTTGTTTCTCGTATGTACCAGCCGCAGTCTTGGTGTTAGCCCAAACTTCATTGCCAGCCCTCGCACCTTCGCCCATAGTAAAGTTCGGTCCACCTAGGGCTTCTCCGATAAGGGTAGTGTCACCCATCTTTACATTGCCTGCAATCATAGCGTCAGGATTGATGACGAAAACTTCGCCAAGGATTTCTCTTGGGTCGTAGTTCTTGATGATTCTACCTGTCTTCTTAAGTTTTTCCCAAATCTCAGGGATAAGCATCGGAAGGGTTTCTCTAATGAGTTTGAGACGGCTGTAGTCCTGTGCGGATTCCTTAGGAGCATTTGCATCATCTACCTTCCAAGATAAACCTAGTTGAGAACCAACACGGACATCCTTGCCACGAGGCATAGACTCCTGAATCGGGTATCTGACAGAGCCTTGGTCGCTGTCTGCGGAGATATCGCTGATGCTTTCAGACTGTCTCTTGACTCGCTCCATACCGATGTGCGTGTCGATGATAGCCGTGTTCGCCTTAACAGAGTCGTTATTGACGATGAAGACAGTATCAGCACTACCACCATCGTAAACATTCTTGATGATAACGCCATCGTGACCACCATCTCTGACCTTCTTCATATAGCCTTCGTAGACATCAGGGCTATAGCATTTAAACTGAGCGTCAACGACCAGAGGATTATTGAACTTGATAGCGGCTCTGACTTGACGATAGCCAAAGTCTTTTTCCTTAGGGTCAGCGTAGCCGTGTGAGGTCTTGGTCTCTCCAGAAAGGAAGATGCCAACCTTGTCGTGCTCTGCTCCGTGCTTAGAGCCAGACTGTTTAGGGTCGAACTCTCTGGAGGTCAGCAGTTCGTGACTGCTTGTGCCGTGTGTAGCGACTGTAGTGACAGGTTTACCTGTCTGGAACTGGGAGTCGTAGTGGTCTCCAAAGAACACCTTAGCCATATTGTCATAGCCTGTGGAGGTGCGTCTGTGGGTGTTGATGTAGTCTAGGATGCCTTGACCATTGGTCTTGGCTCTGGTGGCTCTTTCGTAGGCAAGCAAGATGTCATTGTAGCGGTCAGCGTGAGAGACGATTACATCGTACTGGTCACGAGCCAACTTGTATTCCTTACCTTTGCCCTTGGCTAGTTCAGCCTGAAGTCTGTCGTAAGCCTTAGTTCTGAGGTCTCTGAGGGCATAGCCACGCTGAGCAATTTGCTCCGTGACTGCCATAACTGTGTCAGGGTCAGCCTGACGGAGTTTAGAGAAATTGTCGCTGTAGAACTCTTCACGAGTCTGACGGATAAGAGTAGTGCCGTGAACGAATGCCTTGCCTTGCTCTGTCTCAAAGATGTCTCCAAGCCTTCTACCTTCTTCCATAGTTCCTTCATCCCACACCTTGAAGTTCTGCTGTTGCTTCTGTTGGTCTTCCTTAATGCGTTCAATGCGAACTTCTGTTTCAGCACGCTCAGCCGCATAAGCCTTTTCCATAGCAACTCCAGCGAGGTCTTTGTCCTTAAACGCACCAAGGGATTTTCCGTTAGCATCGTACAGGTGAGCCTGCTGGTCTTTGACCGCAACAATCTTGTACTTAGATGCGTGAGTAAACACATCACCCTGAGGTGTCTTCTCGTAGTCCATATCGGACACCTTGAAGTTTCTGCTGAGGTCGCTGTGGGCGTTGTCGAGGTTGAAGTCGTAACGAATAGGAGAGTCGCTTCGCATAGGACTCATAGTGTCCATTGTGAAGTTAGTAACGACAGATGTCTTGCCTCTAGGAATCTCAGCAATGGGAGTGTTGAAGTACCCTGCGTCCTTACGCTTAGCCATACCAAGGAACTGGTGCATCACATTTCTACGCTCAGCACCAAGTCCGTCACCCATAGCAAGAGAAGGAAGCAGGGAAGACTCAACACGAGTCCTGTCCGTGCTAGCCTTACTAGCGTTGCTGAGGTACTCCATAAACGACTGGTCAAAGGCGTTTCTATCGCCCTGCCAGAGTGCTCTGACTTCAGGCTTAGCCCATTGAATGTTTCCTCTTTCGTCCATCACCTTAGCATCTAGCCCCTTCATCACGAGAGACATAGTGCCGTCCTTTTTAATTGTAATCTTGTAACCAACAACAATTGTTTCTCTGGCTGTGATAGGAACATCCTTGCCGTAAAGACGAGGGGAATTTGGACCAACTTCTGTTTCGTGTGACGCTCCTTTGTAGAGATAAGAGACACGATTAGAACCCTGACCGCTGACAATGTCCTGAACAGTCTTAATACGCTCAGCGAGTTGCTGGCTGATGTGACCTTCTTTAACAAGGTGAGCCAGTACTGTGTCGTTAAACTTAGTGCCAAGCGTAGAGGAAGAACCAAAATTTCCGTCAGAGTCAGCAAGACCTGCGGTTTCCTTAGGGTCAAGTTTAGACAGGGATTCGTGGATAGCCTTACCGACTTCAAGTCGTTCAGCCGTTACCTGAGCCTCTGTGACATTACGGAGTTTGCCGTCCTTGTCGTAGTAAGCCCTGACTCCATCCATACCAGAACTGTTGAAGTAAGCGTTACGAGCCTCAGGAGACATCGTTCTAACATCAAAAGAATTCGTGCTTCCCTTGCGTTTACCAGCAACCGAACGCAGGAGGTCTTGCACCATATAGTCAAGAGCAGGGCTTCTTTGGTCGAGTGTACGCTTGCCTTTATTGGGTGCAAACGATTCATCAAAGCCCTTGGCTGTAAAGTCTCCAAAGGTTGGGTTCTGCCTACCAGTCTGACCCTGCCAGAAGTCTAGGAATCCGTTGTGGAGTCTGTCCATAACGCCTTGCATACCTGTGTACTCTGCTCCTCTGAACAGATAGTCAACAGGCTTACCCTTCATAAATTGTGTAGCGTAGTGAGCACCAAATTCTTCAACAAGATAGTTAAGAGCCTTGGCAGAGTCAGGATTCATCTTAGCCGTAGTTCCAGCCTTCTGATATTCAGCAAGGTGATAATCGAACTCTTTAAGTCTTCTAGTCAGTTCAGCAGGAGCAAGTTTCTTATTCGTAGCAGGGTCTACTGTGTTAGCAAGTTCTCGTGTAACAAATGCCTTGAACTCCTTGGGGTTAATTTCAGAGTCCTTGACTTTAATGCCATTAGCATCAAACTTTCCAAGGATAGCCTCAGCAAAGTTGTCTCTGAACATCTTCTCCATAATCGTTGTCTTGAAGACAGCGTGGAAAAGTTCGTGGTGCATCACATTCTTTTTGCCACTAGCAAGAGCGTCTGTGTTAATCACAACTGTGACCTGTTGTTTGCCGTTGCCATCTCTGTCGGTGTGCATAACAAAACCTTCACCACCATAGAAGCCAGCAAGGGGGGCTTCGTATTCAATAGGCTTTCCATTACGCATTTCAACCTTTCCAGTCTTAGGGTCAACCTTATGTCCGTGTTCGTTAAGTCCTTTGGATTGAAGAAGTTTCTTTTGGCTTTCTACATTTCCAAGGATGAGTCTCATATCAGGAGCAACTCTGTCTAGACCTCCAATGACTTGCAAAGCACCAGCCCTGTCTCCATTGCGAGTAGCCAGTTCAAGGTAGAGTTCAGTAGCCTCTAAGTTGATGTGCTTGTCAGCCCTCATATTTTCAATGACAAAGCCTCCTTGAATTTCTGCTCTAGCCATCTTAGTGCCACCAGCAACATCAGCAAACATCCTGCCACCCACAGCACCAGTAGCACCAAGGGCAATACCAGCACCCATTCCGTGGTACATACCTTCTTCTCCAGCGTTCAGGTATCCAAGAGTGCCACCAATGAGTGCTCCGTGTCCAGCACCAACAGCCGTACCATAGCCATATGAGAACATAGGGTCAACGGCATCAAGTACTTTCAGGAGTCCCTTGGCGTGGGGAGAAAGACCTTTTGTCTGCTCAAAAGCCTCACGAGCAAAAGAGTTGTATCCACGATTAAAGCCTTGTTTCTGAATCTGTTCACCAACAGCACCAATGGCTTCACCAAAGCCTCTAGCCGCACCAGCCGCAACATAGGTGTTGCTGATATCAGAGATAATAGGAATATGACCACCAAGAGCAGAAGCCGTGGTCGTACCAGCGGCAGAAAGTTTAGCCGTAGCCTTGAGTTCAGCCGCAGAGATGCCTGTAGTGGTTTCTAAGACAGCACCACCAAGAGCCGCACCTCTTTCAATTGTACCTCTGGTGACACTAGCAAGTGCTTCAATGGGAGCACCAACGCCCCACTTCAAGCCGCCACCAATGACAGCCGCCTTAATAGAAGCGGCTCTGCCACCCATAAGGGCAATCTTCTCGCCCATACCAACAGCCTTCATAGCCGCAGAAGCCGCATTGCCAAACGGAATAAATAGTGTAGGGTCAGCGATATAAGACATCGCCAAAGTGAGGTCGTGGTCAATGACATCCTTGTCCATAACTAGGGTCTCCTTGCCTTCAGCAAGAGCCGCAGAATGTTTATTGAACTTACGAGCCTCTAGGAATTGATTGTAGCCGTCAACAGTACCATCGCCAGCAAGAGCGTTCTTCATCTTGAACAACACGCTATCAGGGCTAGCAGACTGAGCCACCATACCATAGAGGTTGCGAGTACCCTGTGCAAACGCCTCAATGAGGGATGCAGGGGCTTTTGCCAGCCCAGACATAGGATGGTCAATGACAGCACCAGCCGCCTTACCTAAGTCACCCATAACGGCACTCATACCCTCACCGAGCATACCAAGACCTTCAAGGACGGAAGTTTTATGTTCCTTGTCGTAAGCGAGGTACTTGGTGTACTCCTCGTGCGTGGGCTTGAAATCAGGGCTTTGCTTCAGGGCTTCGTAAACCTCCATACCTGAAAGGGGGGCATTGAACTCATCAATAGCCTTTTGTCTTTCTGAGGGAGGAAGCGTCTCAATGTAAGCCTTTGTATCTTCATTCATTCCCTGAAGGGCTTGGTCTTGTTGTCCAACTCCATTAACAGCCAGCCAGCCACTTGCCACGCCGCTGTTGTTAGAAGGAGTATTGTAGAGTTCTTCAGGCATATAAATTATTAGTTACCTCTGCTGATGGCATTGGCAACTCTATTTTGCTGTACAGGATTTTGTCCGTTTTTAGAGGGAGGTCTAAAGGTAACATTAAGCCCAACGCCCTGTCTCTGTAAATTGCTTTTGCCTGTATTAAGAATCTCTTGCAATTTAGCAATTTCAGTTGTGTCAAAGGTAAGGGTGGCATTGGGGTCACCAAGGCGTTTGTTAATCATTTCGTGTTCAGGAAGAGCAACTGGTCCAGTTCCGACAGTTTCAACACGAATGGCGGCACGAATCTTTGCCAAGTGAGACATAGCAATGCCGTGTTCTTTTTGATTCAATATACTGATTGAGTGACCGGGTTTCTTAAACATTTCTATAAGTGCAGGAATGGATTCCTGAAGGGTGGCTACATCCTGAAGGTTCTGTGCAAACGCTTCGGCTCTTTTCTTTCCTCCACCAAAGTTTCCAACTACCATAATGCCAGAACCCTTAACAGCCTCCATAGGTTCTCTTCTTCCATTAACAACTTGACCAAACTTAAAGAGAGTTTCGTCACTTTGCTCTTCGCTGGTCATACCCTTAGGCTGAGTCAATTGGGTCATCTGCGTCCAACCCTTATCTGTGTGCATTAGATTTTCTCCATTCGGACCTTTTGCAAATTTGAGAGCCGCTTCAGGTCTGATAGTCTTATAGATAGAATCAATAGTAGTAGGAACAACGCCATTGTGATTTTCTTCAAACCACTTGCGAACTCCTTCTCTCTCTTCATCGTAGGTGAGAGGTCTTTCATTAACAAAGACCCCCGGAATTGTCATCTTATAATCAAAGCCCATCGCATAGATGTCAGGCTTGGGTGCTTCAGCGGCTGGGGCTTCCCCTCCAGCAACAATGCCAGCGGCTTGTGCTCTTGCATCGGCAGGAGTCACAATTTTAGCGGGAACAGGATTTGCAAGACGCTTATCAATGTCTGAAATCCTTTTTTCAAGTTCGCTAAGAACGGCAAGTTTTTGAGCAGGACGAATATCCTTGCCACCTTCCGTCAGTCCAAGTCCTTGCTTGTCTCTAAGTTCTCCAACCCATTTAAATAAATCTTGTCTCTTTTTTGTGACTTCATCCATTGCCTCTATTGACGAACGCCTGCCAGCAAATCTTTCAACATCAGGGTCTCTAAAAACTTCGTTTGTTAGTCGTTCATTGCCAACGGCATTTTGAGCCATTCTATCTCCAAAGCCAACATAGCCACCTTTCTTTACATCAAGCAACAACTCTTCAAGGTATTTCTTTTCAAATTTATCAGCCTTAACTCCAACCATAGCCTTAAACTTTCCTTCTTCTGTAAGTTGATTTGCGGCAAGGATTTCTTCTTCAGCCCTAGTAGGAACATCGTCTTGGAAATCTCCAATTTTAATGTCATTGTATTTCTTTGTGAGAGTGCCGACTTTTTCTCTTAGTGCATCTCTTTTTGCTTTTGCATCAGCGTAACCTCCAGCCTTTCCATTCTTGTCAACATACTCTCCATTCTTGTATGTGAAATCACGAGTAATCTTATCATCAGACTTTTCAAGGTCTGCTTTTGCTTTATTAAGTTCTTCAAAAACAGGCTTTCCTGCGTTTATAGCCTTTTGAACGGCAGATAGCGGCTCACCAACATTAACAGTTTCAGGTGTAACGCCAGCAACAGGGGGAAGATTTCCAGCCTTACGCTGAGCCTCTAAAGCGTCAGCCGCAAGTTCTCCCCTGCGGATGTCAGCAGGGGCTGAAGTAGCAAGTTTGTCCTGTGTTGCAATATCACCAACTTGCCCCATAATATTTTCACCAGTACCATACTCTTCAGAGGACTGAGTTGCAAGTTTGTCGGTAAGTGCATCACGCTTGCTGAGGGCTTCAAAGCCTCTGATTAGGTGTTGCTTGTAAGTGGGGTCAGCCTTGGTCAGGTCAGGGTCATTAGTGAACCGCTGGATTTGAAGTTGAACGGAATCTCTGACAGCCTTGCCAACATCAAGTTGAACCTCAGGGTTGTCCTTCTTGTGTTGTTCAAAAAAGGTCTGTAGGTCTTTCTGGTACTTCTCAGGGCTTCCACCAGCAAAACTAGGAACAGGAATGTCGTAGCCTTTGCTATCCTTGACTGTCTGATTCTTGAGAGCCGCAAGAGCCTTCTGAACGCCAGCAGTAGTCTGAGCCAAGAACGCCTTATCCTGCAACTGCATCGTAAGGGGCAACTGGGATGTGAAGACTTCAGAGGACTTCAGGAGTCCCTTGAGTTGTCCACGATTGAGGTCACCAGCGGAATCCAACTTGGCAATCATTTCGGTGATGCTCTGAGACAAAGGACTATCCTTGGTGTCAGGATTGGCATCCATCAACTTCTTGATAGCGGCAAGGTTTCCAGACTGACCTTTAATCAGTTCCTTGTTAGCGGAGTTCTCTTCTTCCTGCTGGTTGAGTGTATCATAGGTCTTAGTAATGGTATTAGCAAGACCGCCCATAGTACGCTCTATGCTAGCCGCTTGCTGAGCACCGAATTCGCTGATGCCTTGGATGGGTTGGATGCCACCAGTATACTGTCCAAAAGTTTTAGCCATAAAAATTAGGCAGGGATTTGATTAGAGTTGTAGTTCAACTTGATAACCGCATCCATACAAAGCCTGATGATAGCCTTGAGGAAAGGCTTGTTCTTAATGTATTCAGCGAACTGCTCGCCTTCTTCAAGGTACAGTTGATGAAACCACTTAGGAGCAGATGTCTCAAGCCATTCACGGAAGAAGAGCCATTTGGGGTTTTCTTCTCCATAGACTTCTCTAGCAACCCAACAAGGAACGGGAGGCTTAGCAAAGAATCCAGTACCGCCAGTAGCCATACCGCCAATGATAGCACCGCCCATACCCATAAGACCAGAGGTAAAGGAATTGCTAGCCTGTTGGTTAGCCATCTTGACTTGCATAGCCTCTTGGCGGTTAGCACCAATAAGAGCAGAGTTGTATTGGGATTCAGGTTGAAAGATTTGAGCACCAAGTCCCTGAGACATATTGTAGGCAGAGCCGTACATATTAGCAGGGGAGTAAGCATTAGCCTGAGTAAGCATTTGACTGCCGTAACTGCCCATAGCCTGCTGAGCATTCTGTGCTCCTAGTCCGTAGGTGCTTTGAGCGTACTGTCTAGCCCTATCCTCACGAGCCACACCCATATTGTAACTACCTAGAACCTCTTGAGCGACTGCTTGATTGCCTGTGAGACCCCTAGCCGCCATTGCCGCCCTAGCCGCCTGCTGGGACTGCTGAGTCATTTGAGCAGTAAGCCCAGAACCAGCCTGAAGACCTTCTTGAGCCTGCTGAGCCATCGTATCGTACAGACCCATAGTCTCAGCCCCCATACCACGCCTGTAAGCCCCCATAGCAGACTCGCCAATCTGTCCGTACACAGGGGACATAGCCGTAGCGTACTGACTGCTCAGTTCAGCCGCCTGAGGGATGAACTTGCCGTAGGATTCCGCTTGGAACTTCAGTTGGTTGTCCATCATCTCCTGCTGGAGTTTCTGGTACTGCGGCTGGTACTCTCTCTCGCTAGCCAGCAACTTAGGCTGGATTTCGATTTGAGCGTTGATGGCATCCTTCATTTCCTGAGCGTAGTTACGAGGAGGGGGTGCGGAGATTTTTTTGCTTCCCATTATATTAAGTAGTTAAAAGGTTTATGTATTTGTTAGAGAGTTTCTTTACTACACCAAACCTCAAAGCCAACTTTTCCTGCTTTTCCCAGTTTGGGTAGCGTTCTTTAAGTTGGGTTACAAGGCTTTTCTTTGCCTCAGGTGTGGATGCCACAAAGTCCATTATACATAGGGCGGCAGTACCTTCCTCAGAAAGAGGGATATTTGCCTTAAAAGTCATTAGTTCTGCTTGCTCGCCCTCGGCAGGGACGGCTACTGGGTACATTATAGAACACCCAGCAAAGCCATTTTCATCCGATACAACAAACAGGTACTGGAAGGTGTCAGCCCAATGTAGGTAGGTAATCAACTCATCGTCCGACCAGCCAAAGGCTTCCCCACGACCCTTGTTGCGGTTCGTCTTGATGTAGTCGATGAGGTCACCAAGTGTCATTAAATATAGATTTCGTGAGCGTGTCCTAGGGACATACCAGAGTTGTGACTAAAACTGCCAGTACTAGTAACGGTTCTATTTAAAAAGAAAGTATTAGTTCCGTTAGCCGAAGCCCTAAAATGAACAGCATAAGTGCAATCAACATCTAGGGTGTTATTATCAATAATTTTTACAGTAATAACTTGTGGTGTCTGGTCATCGCTTCCATCATAATATGTAGAAACGCCTGACCAAGTATTATTAGATGAGTCAACAGAGTCTGGGAGTGCAACAGCAACACCAGCACCAACGCCAGAATTAGGAGTTCTAGTCACAAGAAATACATTAAATGAACCATATTGACATTCTCCAAAAATAGTCCAAGTAAGGAGAACCTTGTTTCCAGCCTTTTGTGGAGTAAATGTAATGTTAAGTGGCGTAATTTTAGTGCCATATATATTAGCAAGATTCTGAAGACCACCCCATCCAGAAGTAAATTGTCCCTGTGTTCTGGTTTGAACAAAGTAGTCAAGGCGTGGATTAATCGCAGTAGTCCCAAGCATAGGGGCAAGCGTAAATGTAGATTGCCCCTTGACCGACATCGTTCCAACGACATCTAGATTTCCATCAATGCTTTCATTTCCTCTAACAATTTGAGAACCTTCAATTGTACTAGAACCACCAACATAAGAATTATACAAAGAAGACTTACTTCCTTTAACCAATTCAGTTCCTTTTCTTGTATAAGAACAAGTTCCGCTAGCGGCAACAGGTGTAGTTTGTCTAATCTTGTAACTAAAAGTGTCTACTGTTAGAACTGTGATAGCATATAATCCGCTGTAATCCGCAATGCTGGCTGTGATGTTAACAACTTGTCCTGTTTCAAGAGCGTGAGCAACAGAGGTAACAACAGCAGTAATTCCATCAGCAGATGTAAATACCTTGCTTGTAGCAACAACAGCATCGTTTGGCGTAAGAATTACATCAGCATTAGGAGCACCATTGATAGCAGATGTTGTAACAGAAGAAGCCGTAATAGGAAGCCCAGAGCCAATTACATCTCCAATAGTAGCCTTTTTAAGCACACCAGCATCGCTCACAAGGATTGCATCGGTAGCCTCTAGGGTGTTAGCGGTGACAGCCGTCTGCTCTGTAATAGCACCGACAAGAACTTGACCAGAGTCAACGAGTTGGTTAAGTCTGGCGGCTGTGAGTTGCTGTCCGTCAGCAAATGTATCTCCTTTAGAAAGTTGGGACATATTATTGTTTGTTTAAATTGTTTTTGTTTTGTTGCTTGGCGTAAATAAAGGCAGAGCGAATAGAGGGTCTCTTAGAGTAAGAGATGAACTTAATGGATGCGTGAGAACCTGTTTTCCTAATAGGATTACTTCTGTTGTGGTCTTCAAGTGAAGAAGAGCCTAGTGCGTCTACCTTTACGGAAATATCTGGGTTAAGAACATTTACATATGTTTCAATGTATTCACCGCCAGAGGTTAGAAGGTTTGCCTCGTAGGAACTGAAACGCTTGTCGTTTATTCCATTAAATGAATACTGCCTTGTTTCAAGAACTGCGTTAATAGCATTTTTGCTAAACGCCAAAGCCTCAAGAATAATTACATTAGGGTTAGGAGCACCGCTTTCCGTAAGGGATGAAACCAAAATAAGGTTTCCGTATAACCCAAGTGCAATGTTTGCTAAAGTGTCAACGCCAGTTATAGGATTTGGAAGAACTGGGTTTCCAATAGAATCTCCGAACTCATCATAATCTAGTTCTTCTGTCAAGAATACGCCTTGCACATTATCAATTAAGAACATCCGTCTTTGATTGTTTTTCTTAGCAACAATGAAATCTTTAAGCGAAACAGACTCTGCCTTTGAAAAGGTAGGATTAAGTCCAGAGGTGTAAATATAACTTGGAGTCGTGTAACTTCCAGTAAACGGAAGAGACTCAAATGAGTCTAATGGAATCTTAATTGTAAAATATACATCAGAAAACGGCTGTCCACTTAATACTTTGTATGTTCCGTTAGGTGGATGCTTCCCGACAACAAGTGTTGCTCCAGAATAAGAATCATTGGCAAAATTTACAGTTACATAATCATTAACAGCAAGTCCGTGATTAGGAAGTGCAGAATTTTTAGTAATTTGAATATATATATCCCCGTTATTTATATAATTTGGATAAGTGCCACCAAACTGCCAAACATCAGCCGTAAGGGGATTTTTTGTAGTTACCAGCGTAGGATATGTATCAACCGACTCCCATTGCCTCAGAATAAAATTGTATACAAGTACAGTATTATTGACAGTACTATCGTCAAGCGGAACTGCAAGGTAATAGCGATTGTTCCAATAAGTAGCAACGGCTCGGTAGGCATAGTTTTTGTTGATACGCTGGATAACATTGTCAATCGGGGCTGAGATTGGGTCAGCCATAGTCAGCAACTTCATCGACTCCGCAGAAGCGGGTTGAGGCTGGAGGAAGTAAACACCGCTGTCAGATAGGAAGAACACGCCACCGCCAGCCTGTACGACTGACTTTCGTGCCGAACAGCCGATGTCCGTAGCAAGGGTTCTAACATACGAGTCTGCCGAAAGAGCATCTCCAGATATATACCTACTAGTTCCAACGCCAATATAGAAGATGCTGTTACGCATAAACACCAAGAACTCATTAAGAGTCCACGGAGAGATGCTAACTATTTGGTCGTTGCCGCCATTGTTGATGGTGAACGCATCAAGGGCATCCCACATTTCATAATCTAGGAAGTTGCTTACGGAAACTGTGTCGTAGTTTCTGAGTGCAGTTGGCTCGTTGTGGTGCTTTCCTAGGGCAATAAGTCTATTTGCATAGAACATCAGACCAGAGCAGTTAGGGAACTGGTGACCAGAAGAAGGAGAAACAGGAAGGGCAGTTATGGTTACATTTAAGTCCCACATCAACGGACGCTTATCAAAGCCACGACTGATAAAAACCTTGTCAAACGCATTACAGACATCACAGCCGTCTGGGGTAGTAACTAACTGTGCGGCACTATAACTACAGGCAACACCAGACACAGCCCCTGCACTTGCAACAGAGGGCATTGTGTAGGTGAATGTGTTTGTTGCAACAGATGAAACAACAAACAATCCAGTATACCCTACGCTACTGCATTCTACATACACACTTGCACCAGCCAGCAGTCCGTGGGCGGCTGATGTAACTGTAACAGTAAGCGAATCAGAAGATGAAAGCGTCTTCCCTGTTACCCTGCTAGGGAAATAGACCTTTGAGGAAAGAATTTCTGTCTGCGGGTTGTAACTGTATAGACCATCTGCAACAACAATAACAATAACTTCTTGTCCAGAAGAAAGGATGTATGTGCCTGTGCCGTAGATGGTTTGCCCAACCAAAGAGCCAATAGTCTTGCGTTGCAGACCTTTTCTTGCGGTTGCAACACCCCTATCCATTCTGAAATTCTGAGACCTGCTAACAATTCCAGCAGACAAAGATGCAGGATTGTCACGGCTGTTAAGCCCGACAAAACTGATATCTCCGTCCTTTAGGAATTCATTAGGCATTATCTAGATACGATGGAATAGTAGATATCCTTGAGTTTGTCAGCCCAGCGAGCACCAACATAAACGCCACCAAGAAAGGTGATTGTAGAAAGGATAAGGGTAATCATTTAGGTAGAGAAATTTTGAGACGCTTGAGTTCAGCCTTCAGTTGAGACTCGGTGGGCTTATTGATAAGCGTAAGAACGCCATAGTACTTGCCCTCTCTTGTGAACTCTTGATAGCCAAAGCACTTATCGTCTTTGACGAAAGCAGTCCAGCCTTTTTGAATGATAGTTTCAGAAGCCATAAAGTTTATGAGTTGTCAGATATTTTCAGTATAATATCCACCAGAGCCATTCCAATAGTAATTATACATACCATCAGATGTGATGTATGTTCCGTAAGCATAATAAGAACCTAGCCCAGAAACGCTTCCTTGGATGATACTGCCGCTTCCGTTATGAATCCAAGCATCAGTATTGGTATAAGTTCCATCGTCATAATAACTCCCATTAATATATTGGGAATTATACATATTCGTATAGCCGTATTCAACAACTGTGCCGTAGGAGTAATAACTTCCAGAGTAGCCAGCAAACGCCGTGAAGTAACCACCGCTACCATCCCACTTGTAATCAACTAATTCGTTTCTGCCTGTCGGAACTGGGCCAGAAGTTCCGTTATAATACATCGTTTCTGCGGTAGAACTTTGTGCAATATATGTTCCGTAAGAGTAATAACTAACTCCAGCATTCTCTGTAGTATAACTTCCAGAACCATCGTAAAGATATCCTGTAGAAGTGTAATATTGAGTATATTGACCTCCAATATATCCACCAAAGTCGTAATATGATGTCTGCGGATACGGAGGAGTGTAATTATATGTCGCAAACGGAACACCACTATATCCGTAAGTGTTGATGTTTTCCCAAGCCGTAAATGTGCCTCCAGCACCATCAGCATATGTAACAAAATCAGCAAACTGGCTGTAGTAATTTACCCCATTCACGACAACCATTACAGACCCAACAGAATAGGGCGTGTAATAAGTCCTAGAGATTTCAGTTCCGTAAGCAGGGTACGAAATACCACTAGGATTAGATACAATATAACCAAACCCACTGTGGCTAGGCCCAGAGGCAATGGTTTTACCAATCCAATTTAAATTAACTCCCATTAAGCCGTAGCGTAGGCGATATGAACAGGAGTAGCGGCAGTGTCAGAACTAATTCTAATATGTCCGTTGTAGTTATCTAGCGAAATGCTTTCAAACGGCTTAACAAGAAAACCCTCAGTGCCAGACTCAGAAAAACGAACTTTAATGATAGCAGATGCGTGTTGATTCTGAACAATTACAGAAATTCTACGAATGGGTGTAATAGCCGCATCAAGCACAGTAGAAGCAGTAGTATCAACGCTAAAAGTAGCGTGAGTAAATTTCCTAAGAAACGGAGAAGAGATTTGGATATTAGAAGCGGACATTATCTGTATGGGTTTGTAAATTTAAGTTTAGGTGTCTGGTTTTGCTGTCTGACAATCTTGTCGATTTCTTCGTCAAGAACCTGTCTAGCCTTAGCATCAATAGCAAGAGCCTCTTGGAATAAAGATTCAGACACAAGCCAATTAGCACAAGCACCCCAAGCCATAAATTGAGCAAAAATATAAGGAATCTTTTCAAGTTTCCATTTTTCTGGATTTGTCAACGGAGTCTGACCAGAAGATGTATTATCAATACAAGTATAAAAATTAGCAGTATGAGGCTTTCCGTCTACAGGCATATATGTGCCAGTAGCAGAACCAGAATCAAAATACATCTGAGAATCAAGGTAGTACGGAATGCTAGAATCGTAAAGTTCTCCAGTCAAAACAGGAACTTTAGTTCTGTAATAATACCAACCTTCAAGGATAGTAGTCTTTTCAAGCACAATACGCTGTTCTGTGCCAGTATCGTACAACTGATATGTCATACCAACAGCCCTGCTCGAAAGCAGGGGGTTTAGGTTAAATACACCAAGAACCTCGCCACAGTCAGTGGCTGGAATAAAGTAACCAACACCAGCAGAATCATAGACAGTTGTGAACTGCTCGACACGACAAAGGTCAGACCACTCTTGCCCTTCCCAAGCCTCTCTTAGGCGGGAATTGCAGAAGTCTCGGAATTGACCAAAAGTCTCCTTGCTAATGTTGTACCTATCGTTGCCACTGAATTGCAGGGCATCGAAAAGGATTTGTGAAAAATTGGTAAGTCTCATACTGCGAAGCCATCTGCACCGAATACAGTGCCTTGAACGACTGTCTTCTTGACATAATTACGAACAGCACACTGCTCGTTGTCACGAAGAAATTCCTTCATAAATTGCTTATCTTTCCAGCATTCATAGCCCAGACGCTGGCCCCAATAGTGGTACGCATCAGCGGGGATTTGGGCTACTTTCCTACCAAGACCAGCCACTTCTCTGGCTTCATTAAACCTATCGAAGTGTCCGTGTTGAATCGATTCAGCCTTAGCAACTGACTCACGCATCCTCCAGCCGTTGATGAGTTCCCTCTCCATCTCTTTTTGAAGATGAGGAGGGATGACTTCAACCAACGACTGGACGATGTCGTCAGCCATCAACCTTAGGCAGAGAAGTCGAACTTAGCGAGGCCAAGCGGATTCTTGACGATGCAAGTAGCCACGGCTTCGATAAGACGAGCAGGGCCACCACCATTGTCAGTCAGTTCCTTGACCTGAGCGATATTGCCGCCGTAGCCAACGCCAACCAAGTCCATATTCAGCAGGTAACCGCAGAAGTTGTTCTTGAGGAAGAGCGAGGTGTGGAGGCGAATCGAGCCGAAGTCACCTTCGAAGACATCGATACCAGAGATGTAGGAGTTCTGACCCTGCTCACGATTGAGGGTGCGGATAGCCTGCATCGGGGCAGTGCCTGTACCCTGCTTAGTCGTGTAGGTCAGGTTGGTGAACGCTTGCTTCAACTTGTAGCCAACGATACCATCGAATTCCTGCATACGACCAGTCTGGTTAAAGACGGAGGCAAGGATGTCCTGAACAGCCGTCTCATCAAGGTTAGCAGTGCCAACAGTCGAGATAGAGGTAGTAGGAGTACGGAAGGACGAGGGGACAGTAAGGTAAGTGTCGCCAGTGAAGTCATTCTTGACCCACGAGTCCAGACCACGAGTAGCGTAACCCTGAGTCGAGCCGTTATCGGCAAACGGAAGGTTAGCAGAGCAGAGGGTCTTTTCAATCTTACGCTTGGTAACTTCGATGCCCTTAGACACATTGTTAGCAAGTTCAGACTTCACACCAGCCACGACAGCGATGTCGAGTGTCAGCGGGGACACACGGACGGCTTCACGGAAAATCTGGATATGATTGGACAGTTCATAGCGGTACTGGCTGGAGCCATCCTTGACATAGTTCTTAGTATCAGCAGTCGGGGAGACATCCGTACCATCGACAATGCCAGCCTGTTCAGCGGTCACAGTCGGGAGGGAGTCAACCTGCCAGCGGAAGAGAGTGTTGCCAGGTTTAGCAACCTTCGGGGCCATAGAGGTGAAGGGTGTGGACTTAGCGTCAATCATCGAGATGATGTCCGCAAGAGCCTCACGCTTACCGCTCACAATATTTCTTTCTGTTAGAGAAGCCATAGTAGTATAATAATTAGGGTTTACAGGTAATCTTCTATCACTGAATTAAGGTCATCAACTTTTCCAGTCTTCTGGAAACGAGCCATTGCATTGCCTTTCTGAATGTCCTGTTTATTCATAGTTGGCACTGAACCGCTTGAACGAGGGAATGTAGGAGCCTTCGGAATTGCCTTATTAGACTTAAGGTTGTTTTCCCGTGCTTTGACACCACGAATATAGTCGCCAATCACCATCTTGTAATCAGGAAACTTCTTGATTTGCGGGAATGCGTTCAGGAACTTCTCGGCAATCTGCCGTTCAGCACTGGACTTATCCTTCCACCAAGGGTACTCCTTATTAGCAACAGGGTCGATACTGTCTCTGGCCTGAATATACTGGTATCGCTGAGGAAGGGACTCTTCAAGAGCCTTCATCGCATTAACCTTAATCTGCCTGATTTGGGCAGGGTCATAATATGTTTCAGTGCCGTCCTCGTTAGTCTGTGTAAATCCTTCTGCGTTAGCCTCAGCCCAATTTCTAACATTTCGTGCTTGGGCAATCTCTGCCTCGATTTCTGCAACGGAATCCAGATTGGAATGAGGAACATCAGGAAGAATTGTACTCTTACTAGGAGCACTCTGTTGAGCCTTCAGGTCATCGACTTCTTTCCGCAGGGCTTCCAGTTGCGTTTCCGCATCCTTACGCTTAGCAGTCAGTTTATCAATTCTCTTCTGTACTCCACGAGAGACATTTTCATCTTCATTATCCTCGGACTGTGAATGAACCTCTTCGCCATCCTCAGTATTGGTGTCCGTTTCTGGCTCACCTTCTGATTCTTGGTCTTCAGACTGATTACTATCGGCTTCGTCTGCTTCCGCTTGGGCGATAAGTGGGTCGTCTCCAAGTAGTTCTGCCAAGCGACTGTTAAGGTCGTGGGCAGTGCGAGCACCATTCTGCTCGTTTGAACTGTTTGTGTCTTGCGACTGGGATTCGTTCATTTCTCCCTGATTATTATTTTCTGTGGTCATTAGATAAGGTCTAAAGTGCCTATTTTTAGGGCAGGGTTTTTGCAGACTCCCAGAAACTGTTGGGGTTAATTTGACACTCTTTTTACAACTGTCAAATAAATTTACGAATTATTTATTCCGTTAGCATCAAGCCCTTTTTTACGCTCTTCAAGAAGAAGGGTTTTGATGTCTTTCCAAGCCTGTGCTCTTCCGCAAGCGTGGATACGCTGTTCACCAGAAACATCAACCCCAGTAGCAACCGATGATTCTGCTTCTGCGTTTATGTCAATAATATACAAAATATGCTCCCAGAGTTCATTTGGTTGCGTAAAACCAAAAACAGAAACCCTGTATTCAGAATCTTTCATTAGTAACCGCCTCCCTGCTGACCTTGGTTAATCTGCTGGGTTTTGGCGTTATTAAGGTTAACCTGAGACTGCTGAACCATTTCCTGCATCTTGTCAGCCATAGGAGACACGCCAATTCTTCCAATCTGCTTGTTCTGCTGTTGCATCACAGACATCTGAAGATTCTTCTGGTAGTTCTGGATAAGCATCTGGAAGATTTGGTCAGACTGAGCCGCCTGTTGAGCCTTAGGATTCTTCTGCATAATGTCCTGAAGGTACTGCATCTTGGTCTGAGCCGTGGGGTCATTTTCCACATAGTTGGCTTCATTACCAAGCATCATCATTCCAATATCCGTCTGAACATCACGATACATCTTTTGAGAAGCAGACTGCTGATTGATAACAAGTTCTTTAGCGGCATCAGGACTAATTGCTTCAACTGCCTTTTGAACCAACTTGGAGCGGTCAATAACACCAGCAGAATCAAGCGGAATAACGAACTGACTAATCGCCTGAAGTTTCTCCATAACAAGGTCGCTATAGAGATTTCTGATGTCAAAGCGTACTTCGAAGTCGTATTGTTTGGCAATATCATCAATGCCTTTTGGGATATCTACGCCAGCAATACGAGCCAATTCTTCACTATCCATATACTGGAGGCAAAGTTGAAGCATCTGGGTATAGATTTCAGACCAAGCAGTAAGCCAGTTATCAACGGAAGATTGCTGAAGCATCTGAGCCAAAGGAGGCGGTGTCTCTAGGTGGTTAAGCCCAAAGTATGTAGCCGTGCTCTTTTCAACATTAGCAATTACAAACTCCGCAATAGTAGGAGTACCCTTGGGTGGCTCCATAAACTTAAAGTCATCAGGGCCAGTGACAGGGATTTGCATCGCTGGGCCAATTCTGCCGATACCACCAACACCCCTACGCTTAACCATAATAGGAGGGACTGTTTCGATAGCGGTTCTATCTCTAAGGGAGTCCTGCTGAGCCTTAAGTTCAGACTGGTCGGTTTGGAGAATGTCAGTGATTCCTCTGCTTTCATAAACTGCTTTTCTGATGTGTTCTCTGCGAAGAACTACAAAAGGATACTTTCCGTGAGCATAACCAAGTTTGTCGTGCTTAAGGCAAACTTCTGTTCCAGCGTTAGGAGAAAAAATTGTGTAATAAACACAGGGATTTCCGTTCTCATTCAACTGCTTGTAGTATGCGTAACAGACTTCAATAAGGTTGTTTGTTCTAAGACGATAATCCTGATTAAGTCTATTAATAGGAACAATGTTAGGGTCACGATACCAGAAGAACTGTCCCTTTGTCTTAACAGCCTCTTCAATTCCTTCTTCACTCCATCCGTCCGTGTTAATCATTGCACGAACCTCTACTTCGGTCATATAGACTCTTCTGAAAATAATTCTGGCTTTCTGAAGGTCAATTGTTTCAGGAGGGAATGTAATCTCATCATACGGCTTAAGGGCCGTAACAATAGGAAGGTTCTTCATAATCGCTTCCTCAAAAATGCTGGTAAAACCTTCTTCCCTAAGTTCTTTAACCATCCGTCTAATTTCCTTTTCTTCGTAAGTAGGCAGGGCTGACTGAGCAACAGCAACGGCAAGTTCTTCCTGCTCCTTGTTCATCACCATAGACGGAAGAGAAGCCAACGGAGACTGCGGATTATTAACTGCGGCTTGTTGGGCCATATTGACCAAATCCGTGATGGTAAACTTTTGCTCACGCATACCAATTTCCTGTTCCCACCCAATATGCATAACAGACCAACCATACTGATTTGTGTACTGAGCAAGCAGTTCGGCTTCTCTTCTCATTTCCTGCTTATTTCTTCCAGCACCAACATACTCAAGAAGCGTTGACATAGCACCAGCAGACTGAGCGTCTTCAGAAGTTCTTCCTGTAACGCCAAGTTTTGCATTCTTAAGAGAGTTCATCCACAGGGAAACCTGTTCGTTAATGACTCTATCAATAAGTCTGACTCTTACATCAGAAGAGCCTTCCCAAGGCAAAGCGGGGTCATCTTCGTCTCGGTTTTTGCTAAATTTTTTGCCGTCAGAAGTCTGACCATTCCATCTGCAAAATCTAAGGTCATCATTCAGATTGAGTTCTGTGACATTAGCACCAAAAAGGTAAGAACGAGCCAACTCAGCGTGAAGAGCCTGAATATTTGGCTCTTTGGACGCATAAAGCAGTTGGTCTGCTGTTTCATCGTTATAATTAGTAGATTGCATTAGTATGAAAAGGGTTGATTCACTGGATTCTTAGAATGGTCAATATGAATAGGAGACATAACAACTAAATACCGCAAACAGTCAACAGGGTCTTTTGAAGCCCCTTTATCTCCGTCTGCGTTAGTCCACTCCTTGAGTGAGTATATAAGGTTCTTGCAACTGTCTGTTACGAAAAGTTTTGGCTGGTTGAGCGGAGATATCGGTTGACAGATGTCATATGCAAGGAGGTCATTAATCATAGCAACCCCTTGTTCGATAGCCACACCAGCCGCAGGTGCAAAATACATTGGGTCATCGCCTGAGTCTAGTAGTTCAATGACTGATGTTCCTCCGTCACGACCAACCGCCTGTGTTGCACCTGCACGAGGGTCGATATACCTTTCCAATATCTCCTCTGACCCCTCTAGGGAACGGATAAGACGCTTGTAATCGTCAATACCCATACCAGCACCATTACGCTGAGCCATACCTTCCTTGCCATCTGGTTTCTCACACGGCAAGGCCCATTCGCCATAACTGATGTCTGGGAACTCCCTGTAAATGTAATAATTACCATCAGTTCCGACCCGCATCCATAGCATAAACCAGTTTCTGGCTCCAGCAGGGTCGGTTACCATATAGTTAGTCCCTTCAGAGGGTACATCGCTATCTTTGATGATGTTATGCTCTCCAAATCTTGGAAATTGGTTGCCTACAGTATTATCTGCCCATCCATAGGCTCTGATTTTCTTCTCATACAGGTTTTTACCTTGCAAAGTCTTAATCAGTTCATCAAATGGGTTATAGGGGTTAAGTTGAGAGTGAAACCACATAACCCCAGCATTTCCACGATGGCTTTCAGCAGTATATGGCATATGCCCTCTTGGAGCACCATTACAATGAACAACATTCTGGTCTAGGACAGTAGCAGGAAGCGTTTTTGTAAATTTAGAACCAGACACAAATTCCTTAACGACTTGTGAGTACCCAGCAACAGGCGTAAAAGTGATTACCAGTTTTCCTCTTCGTGTAACCAGTCGATAGCGGAGGGTTTCGACCCAATCCATAGGCACAAGTTCATCGCACCATACCAAATCACACTCGCCACCTTCAATGACATCTCGTTTCTGAGCATAATTCATAAACACGCACTGAGAACCATTGGGAAGAATGAAAGATTCTTCAGAAAATCCGTTTTTTTGGCTGTATGCGATGTTTGTTACCTTGGTCTTTTTGCAATTTTTTAATTCTGGAGGCATATACTTCCAGACAACATTCTGTTGCATCTGAATGCTGGATTTTTGAGTCGTATGTAGACACCAAACCATTGACTTTTCCTTGTTGATAAGCGTTTGAATGACTCTTTTAGCCATCCATTCAGTCTTGCCAGCACGATTTCCACCAAGAACAAGCAGTTCCTGTTTATCTTTGATAATTTTGTCAGCGTCTTTCCAGTGGTCAGGCTCAAATCCGTGACGATAAGGGTCTACCTGCTCTGCAAGAATTTTGTCTTCTCTTAGTTCAAGAATTTGGGCTGTTTTTTCAATACCAAAACGCTCAACCAACATCTTGATGTCTGGCATCTTGATGACTGGATGAGGCGTTGGCTTGAATTCAGAATCAATCACTTCTTAGACTTTTTCTTTTCTTCAAGTTCTTTTACTTTTGCTTTATATGCTTGATGTGCTTCTGGTGTATTTAATCTAAATTCATCACTAGAAGTAGCAACGCCCAGTTCAATTCTTCTAAGTCTTTGTCTTTCAAGTTCGTCTGGATTAAATTGTTCTGGCTTTTCAGCAAATGCTTTTTCAAGGCTTGCTTGAGTTTTTGCATCCATTTCTCTGTTTTCCTGAATGATGTTGTACATCATTGGTGCTCCAGCAAGTGCCGCATTAGCCGCACCATATCCCCAACGCTTTGTAGTGGCAAGACCTCCACCAAAAGGAGCAACTACATTATAAGCAAATGGGTCTAGTTCAGGGTTAACACCCCTTCTTAGTTCTTCAACAGTTCTTCCGTAAACATTATTTCCACTGCCTCCAAGAAATTCAGGCCAAGTATCATATGCGGCAGTTGTACCTTCCATAATAGCCTGTAATCCAGCACCGCTTTTAAACAAAGCCTTTCCAATATTTGAAGCAGAGTTAAGAGGAATACCAGCATTTCCATACTGCATATTATACAATGCTCTAGCACCTCTTTGGTAATTGTTGTAGGGAAGGCCAGACCTAGGGGCAGGCATATCAGCCGCCATAGTGCGACCTACAGACGGCGATGTAGCAGGGACATTTTCTTTAGTAGTTCCTTCAACAATTTCAGGAATCTTGCTGGCTGGAACAACAAACGACCTTGGAGCATCTGCCATTGTCATTTGGGTAAGGCCAAGAGTTTGTTCACCCTGTCCAGCAATTCTAAGCACCCTAGGATTGATTTCAAGTTTAGGAGTCAGTGCAGAATCAGCATATTGACCAAGGCCAAACGGACGAAGCCATTTACTTCTTGTAATATCTTTTGCTAATGCAAGTTGTTCTGCTTCAGCAACAGGAAGACCAACACCTTGAGAAGTAGCACCAGACATAGTGCCAACCAATGGTTTATTCAAGGTAACAGGTCTTACTCTGAATCCAGCATCTTTGGCTTTTGCAACTGCTTCGGCTTCAGCCTTAGCCGCATCCTGAACCATCGCCAAACTGGATTTAAGAGATTTATCCCAAGCCTTTTTGACACCAACGCCTACTGTAGCCACACCTGCTCCTCCAAGCAAATAGCCCCCTCTGCCTTCTTTAAATGCATCTTTTACAATATCAATTACAGAGGAATTGTCTCTTCCTTTCATTTTTTCCCTAGATTGTCCTAGGGCATAAGGTGAAAAGATTTCGTCAAGGTCAATAGGTTCAGCCATATTAGTTTTTTCTTAGTCCAGTTCTCCAAGCGTGTTGAAGGTTTTCACTAGGTGTACACGCTTCAAGGTTAGAAACCGCATTGTTGTGCTTATTGCCGTCAATGTGGTTAATTTGTAAATTAGAATTGGAATGTTCGTTCCAGTATATAAGTCCAAAAGTAATTGCAACAAGTTTATGTGCGTTTACATTAAACCTAAACTTATTGTTGTGCAACTTGAACTGAAGATACCCACTGTTGATTACAGTAGGCTTAACAAGCCGCTCAGGAAGCCTTCTGCCGTCACTTGTGGTCTTAGGGCAAGCCCTGAGCCTCCCTAGGCTTGAAATCTCGTACAAGCCCTTAAATTGCTCAATTGGTACTGGCTTCCATTCTTCTTCCATAAAGTGGGGCCGCAGGTCGGACTTGAACCGACAACCTACAGTTTACAAAACTGTTGCACAACCATTGTGCTACTGTGGCTTACTGGTAATCAATATCTTCGTTTGGAGTAATGACAGAACTTTCAAGATTAAACCCTTGTTGTGCTAGTTCTTTACGAAGCACTTCTTTTTGCATTTCTTCGAACATTCTTTTGTTTTGCATTTCGTTGTACTTTCCAAACATCATTTGAAGAGTAGGGTCTACTTGGTATCTAATTGCCGATTTTTTAGCCCTTTCAATATCCATATCCAGTTCTCCATCTTTGTTCAACTCTTGCATCCTAGCAAGGTCTGCCTCGGTATACGGAATTCCTCCCATCGTAAACACTCTCTTAAACTCAGGCACTTCAGGCATCGGCAACGGAGAAGAACCAGCCATAGAGATAGGCAAAGCACCTCCCTGATACAGGAGACTCAGTTGACCAGTCTTAGGGTCACGAGGGCCAATTGTATAGCCGTTATTGATGGTCTGGCCTTCCTTGTACCAACGACCATCCATCGAGTACATAGCAGGGTCAGCATTGTTAGCGGCTGTATAGCCACGCCATTGAGGCAAAGGAGGAAGATTAAAAGGTTGAGCCATTGTTATCTGTGCGTTGCGAAGCAACGCATCGGGTCAATTTTTTCAAGCCAGATAAAGTCTAGAGGGTCTGTGGACTCCTCTTCGTCTTCATCATCTGGCTCATTTAGCATCTACAGGGCTTCTTTTTGCACTCCTTGCACTCTTTCTTCTTCGATTCGGACTTTTCGTGCTTCATACCTTCGCTTTCAGAGCCATCATCGGCCTCCATCTTGCTGTACTTAGGAATATCAAGAGCCTCGTGCATAGCATCGGGCTGTTTAAACTTAGGCTTGTTAGGCTTGCTTGGCTTTTTCATAGGATTTAAATGCGGATTTGCGAATGGTGTGACGATTGTTCTTGGTGTCAACTTCAACATACGAGTTCTTCGGAAGAGTTTTATTGTTACGACAATTAACTAGAAGCATAAACCCAGAGTCGTGTTCGACCATAACTGTGTTGAAGTTTTTGTAGCCATTTCTAACAATACGGCCTACCCACTTAGAGTTATTTACCGATTTAGCAAACTCTTCCTTGGACATAACCCTATTTTCCTCCATAGGAGTCGGAGTTTCCATTTCTTTCTTAACTCTGAAGTACTCAGTCAGATACATAACGCCAACATCAGTCCACCAAATGGTCTGGAGATGCTTAGGCTTCTTGGATTCCTCACGAAACCAGAGCCGCATACCCTCAAACTCGATGGCATCGTGGCGAACCGCCTTCAAATCGGACTTCAGCCAGCCATTCTTCGCAATCAGGTCGCTTTCTTTGATGTTCATTCCCTCAGATTACTCAATGAATGCTTATGTCAACCCTATTGTATCGATGTACTATTCTATGAGACTATTCTATATGTAGGAAATCCATAGCACCCCCCCTAGGAAATACACTTCACCCCCCTATGAAATACATTTCCCCCTACCCAAAACGCTAAACTAACAGATAACGCTTGACATACATAACCCACTATCCCCCTAATAACCCCCTTCCTACACAGACTTATATGTCTTTTGCAAATATAATGTGTGTGTTGTAATCCGTAAAGGAGGGTGGACAAAAAGTGAGGAGAACCCCCGCCCCCCACCTGAGTGGAGAGCGAGAGTTCTTTCTCACAATGCCGTGACTGTATCAACGCATCACTTACTGTCTAAGCAACGCATCACAATCAGCAGCAATGCCAGTGCGATAACACTCACTTGGAAATGTGAGCGGCGAAGAGCGGAGCGAATGATTTGAGATTCACGGCACGCTTCATCTGAGCCGATGCAATCGCCATCAGTTTCTTGTCGTTAACGCTGAGCGACTTCACCTTGCCGCAGGTGACTCCGACTTCGCCCTTGAATGCGTGGCCTTCATCAGCGTCCTTCGCATCGGCTTTCGCTTTGGCCGCAGTGGCGATGACGCTTGCGAGCAGTGACTCGCTCACCATCAGCCACGCCTTCGCTTCATCAAGCGTGGGCTTGATGATGTGCTTCACCTTGCCGCCCTTCGTCTTCTCCTTCACCTTCGACTTCACCGCGATAGCGGCGAGCGAGTTGATGGTGGTGATGAACGCCTGAGCGTTGAGCGTTTCGATTTGCTTCTTGGTTTTCTGTTTCATATGCGTGTCGTTACTGTCACCGCACTTGTTGTTGGTTCGTGCGGGTACTCGCTCGTGCGTCAGTGCCGTAGCGGGTACACATTCATTATATCCGATGATTGTTGTCGAGAAAGTGAAAGTGGATAGCAGAGTGTTTGATGTTCTGCTACCCACTGCTTGTGTGCTTAGTAAAACCTGATGGCACGCAAGATTTTTGCCTTAATTGAAACTCACTTGCGTGAGATTCGAATCATAGCGATAAGCCACAGCGTAACTACTGCGACCTCTACTGCGTTAGGCATTCTTCTTATGATAGAGATACCTGCTACGCATATAGATGGACATACAAGGCTTGCAGTATGATGACAGGTACTTGGTCTTAGTGCTAAGAAGATGGAACGATTCGTTCTTCTTAGTCTTGCGACACATAGCACAGCATCTGTACCCAGCCTTGGCTCTTGGCTTGCGAGGGAATACGCTCACGACTCGGTGTTCTTATGTGTGCTGAATGGCACACGCTTGGACAATCGAGCGATTACTTCCTTCACATCGGAATCGAAACGCCTGTTGTTAGCGTTAATCCAACACTTCTGGAAGTATGCGTCCCACTGCGTTCTCGTCTTGTGAGAAACATTGGTGGTAAGTCCCCAGTAAGTTACCACATCAGCGAGTGAGTGGCGGTAACCAATGGTGACACCATCAACAACTTCCCAATAGTGAGCGTGATGAGCCATCATATCGAGCAGTGCGATACGCCTCGCACACTCAATAAGTTTGGCATCGGTCATCTCACCATCGATGTCGAACTGCAATCCCATCTGGTAGAACACAAACGACTGAGCACGAGGAAGCCAATGGAGCGAACCATCGGCTTGCGTGTACTCAATCAACTTGCGGTCAATGCCCTCAGCGAATTCGAAGTTGAGGCTCACGAGTGCGTGTATCCGTCTGCTTCGATGCCGAAGAACATCTTCGCACCAGTGTTAGGGCCAGAGACAGCAATCATAATGCACTCCTCTGCGGGAAGTTTGACGATGGATGAGTAGTCCAATACCCAGCCACGATTCACCAACTTGATTAGTGCTTCCAACTGTGCGTTGGTCAGCGTCACTGCGTTAATCGTAATCATAATGATAGGTGGGACTCACCACCTTGCGATGATGAGTCCCTGCGTTATCAGTTGCTACGAACCTCGTCAGGAGAGGCGATGAGGTTGATGAACTCATCGTGACTCGTGGTGGCGTGGTGCAGTGCGTGGAGAACCTGAGACGAAGTGCGGTTCGTCATCTCGTACTTCTGCTCGCTGAACTGGTGGGTGAGCACCTGCGTGTGAGCGTTGTACAAGTTCCACAAGTTACGAGCCTTGTCGGCATCGTAATTAGGAACAGACCACACATCGTGGACACGCTTGCGAACAGATGCACCAAGGTAACCTCGGTTCACCATATTCTCGATAGCGTTCCAACCCTGCTGTTGCGTGAGCGGGATGTTGGCTAGGTTCTGCCAGACAGTGCGAAGCGAAGACCATTCGCTCATCGCCTGAATCACGACATCGTTGACAAACTCGTAGTTCACATTGGAAGTGTGACGCACAGAGAACATCATATCCTCACGGAAGGATGTCATACCATTCGTGCAGACAAGTCGCAGAGCACCGACAGAAATCGAAGAGCGGCTAGTGCCGTCAAACGAGTTCTTAGCGGTGATTCGCAACGCAACGATATCACCCTTGCGAGTGATGTCGGCCTTCTCAGTGGCGAAGTCGAACTGCATATGAGTGCGAGCACCACGGCGAGTCACGATGGACTGGAACGCAGTAGGCGACAGACCATTCTGTTCGAAGCCAGTGCGGATGGTGCGTTCGAACACATCGTTCTGAATGATGCCGTACTTATCGGAAGTCTTCCCGATGATGACACCATTGTCGCACCGCTGATTGCCCCAGCAATTCGCAGGAACGCCACTGGCCGTGTAGAGCGGCACAGAGCGAACGGAATAGTTGTGGGCGTTGGAACCCGAAGTAACCTTCGGGCTGTTGGCGTGATGCATTTCTACTTCACGCTCGTATTGCTGACGGATTAGAGACAGGTCAGCGGCTGTCTGGATGCTGTGTAGCATAGTTTTGGTTGTGTTTTTTGGTTTCGTGCTACTAGGCGTTGGAACCTGACGCAATCCCTTCGCTTTTCGCACAAATTGTTGGACGGAATAAATTACTCTGGGTTAAAGGGTAATGTGGTTGAGGAGAGCGTCTACCTCGTGTTCGGATTCGCAGTTGCCGTTGATGACGCTCATAATCCTGTTGGATACGCCAACATCGACCTTACGCCACGCTCGTGAAGCGGCGGCGATGTCGATGAAGATGTTTCCGCTACCGCTCAGCGATGCAGGAGGATAATCCTCACGCTGAATGGTTTCGGGAATCTCCAACATAGAGACGAGTTCTGCGAGCCGCTTTTCAGATACCTTGGACATATTACTTAGTCTCCTTGGTCTGTTCGTAAGCGGCGGCGAGGAACTCACCGAGGATAACCTTCACGCAATGACGAGTGTTCTCGTTGTACCAGTTGTCCCACTGCTCACCGAACTTGCTGGTCATCTGCTCACGGATAAGCGTATCGAGTTTGATTTCGATTTCGTCATCGATGCAGTTGCGGACATTTGCGTCCTCAGTCTCACGAGCCTCAGACAGCGTGGACTTGAAGTGAGCCTTGACTTCGTCTTTGAGCATCTGCGTGAACCAGTCACGCTTCAACTCGTTTACGACTTCATCGCTCAGGTCGCTACGCTTCATCACATCGTCATCGGACATCTGCTCCGACTGGAGCATCAGGTCATTGAGGTCGATATCGTCAGAGGTCAGCAACGAGTTGTCGCTGATAACATCAGACCAATCAATCTTGCCTACGACTTTGTCAGCAACCTTGTCCCAGTCGATAGCCTCACGCAGTTCGTAATCCCAATCACGATTGCTGATGGCATCATCGAGTGCATCGCTGACGCTATCGGTGAAGTCGTGATTCTCAATCGCCTCTTCGACAAGCGTATCGAAGTCGAACGACTCTTCAACGGACTTGCGAACGATGGTCTGGAAGTGCTCATCGTGACTCTGCTTGCTCATACCAGCCAGCGAGATGCTGTCGGTTTGAAGCAAACCTTTGAGGTGATGAACATCCTGTTCCAGTCCCATAATACGCATCTCTAAGTCGAGAAGCGTGTGTTCCGTTTTGCTCGCAGGGAGGAACCAAGCGAGGGCTTTACCAATCAGGTTTTTCATATGCGTTGTGTGTTTGTTAGTTATGTTTCGTTTCGGTTTGCTCCGTCAGCGATACTTCCCTGTTAGGTTGGGCGGGGTTCACGCTGTTGGAGGTTTGGGTTTCCTCAGTTGCCTGAGAAAGAAAAGTGGAAAGAAGAACTTCGTGTTCTTCCTCCCACTGAGAAATCCTGTTCTTACCAATCGGAGTCGATAGGTTCTTCCGCTTCATAAGAGTCGAGGATATCGGGGCGATAGCGTTTGAGTTTCTTCTCTTCGCAGTCTTCGCAGACTTTGCAGAGAGGAATTCCGTGACCATCGTTGAGCCAGTACGCTGGCTTCTTACTGCCGCAGTTGCAGTCGCTCACGAGGCAACGCCTTTCTGGATGAACGAATTGCTTCGTCCTTCTTTGCCAGATGCTTTGCCTTTCGCACGGAGTCCGATGACTGAGCCTTGACCAGCATACGGCCTGTTGAGGAAGCGAAGGTCGTGCGTGTCACCATCGACTACATCGTATCCCCAATGCGTTACTGGCAACGGCTTGCCACGCTTCACATCAAAGACGACAGCAACATTCACTCCGTTATCGAGACACCACTTTGCGTTGTTGGTGTTTCCACCACCATACGAATAGGTGAGATGATAGTTGAGCGGCAGTTTGTCCATCGTCCAGTCAACGATGCGATTGAAGTCCTTACTGTAATCGTAGAACTGCACATCAGGGTAACGATGCATAAGCGTTTGCATATGCTCGTTCCAGATATCCGATGTGCCGTTGATACGAACGCAAGGCTTCAACTTACGCTTCAATCGCTTCGTGTTGCGATAGCAGAGGTTCTCGTGATTGAGAATCTCTCGGTCAACCTTCGCCCAGAAAGTATCTGGGTACATATGCATCCACTTGGTCTTGTGAACACGAGCCGCATTAATCTTCGGAAAGATTCCTGCGAGGCCAGCGAACACGAGACAGTCTTCACGACATTCCTTCGTGGCGTGTTTGCATACATTCACAACACCCGACAAGTCGGATGATGCGAGGTAGAGGATAGCAGTGCTGTATCCGAGGTGATTGCCCTTCTTCGTCTTTGCGTTGTCGAAGTTGAACAATTGTTTGGTCTTCTTCCAGTCTGTGTCGTCCATATATGGTATGTGTTTGGGAGGAAATAAAAGCAGAGAGGAGAAGCGATTGCTCGCCTCTCCTCTCCACAGTCGGTGTTACTGGTTCGTGTTAAGCGTCCAGAGCGATGTTCTCTTCGCCACCCTTCGTCTCGTTATACTTCTTGATGGCGGCTTCCATCGCATCCTTGCGAGCCTTGGCATCAGCGATTTCCTGTTCCTGAGCCACGAGGTTCTTCCAGTAGCGTTCGCCATCTTCGAAGGAAGCGTAGACTTCCTTGGTGTTGTCAGCGATGACGGCTTCGGCATCTTTGCCCATTCCGTTTTCGTTGGCGAACATCCGTGCGGTGAAACCTTTCAGACCAGTGCTGAGGATTTCAAGGCCGAGCAACTGCACGAACTTATATGCAGTGATGGAGCGGCGATAGCACCAGCCGCTCTCATCTTTTTCGGTGATGTAGATGAACGGCTGACCGCTCGTCCGCAGGATAGCGTTGAACGCTTTGAGGAACTTGCCTTCGCCCTCGTACTTGTCTTCGCCCATAATCGGAGCGGAGTAGTTGAAGGGGTGGAAGGTGAACACTTCCACGCACTGAATCTTCGCCAGCAGTTCCATCAGGTTAGTTTTAGTTTCCATATCGTATATCGCTTTCGTTTCAGTACGCACCTTCCACTCACTCGTTTTGATTTGGGTTAACGAGTGACGCAGATGTTTCGGTGAGTCCCATCGTGGAACCCGAACCCGAATCGGTGCGACCTACACTACTTGCTTACATCCATTATACCCGATAACCGCTGTCGAGAAATCAAAAATCTGCAACGCACGAGCCAAACCGACACCAAACCTTCCTTCTGTTACCCTGTTAAGACCTAACCCTATAAGATTTTTGACAAAATCGTTTTGGGATAAAATTGCCTTACTTTGAATCTGGAAGGTCAACAATCTCGCCCGAAATCATTTTATTAATATCTTCGTGCTTGATTCTAAGGCGATGCTCAGTGACCACGACAGGCTGGTCATTAAGGGTCTGTACCTTATCGATGAGAATTGCTAGGGCCAAAGGCATCTGGCTGATAGGCAGTTTATCAATCTCAGTATCAAGCCTGAGAGCACCCTTCATAATGATGGACTTGAACAGGTCAGAAGTCTTGGCCTTGTAAGTCTTTAGGTCTAAGGACTCCTGACTGCCCATATCTTGGCGTACAGCGACCACAGTGTGACTGGAAACCTCAACTTTTTCCTCAATTTCCTTCTGTGTATGGCCCTGTTCGGTCATCCACACAATTTCTTCCTTCTTTTTAGCGTCAAGTTTTTCAAGAGTTGTTGATTTTTTATCATTCTTGACTCTTTCGTATTTGGATTCAGATTCCATATAAAACAACGATATTATGAATTTGCCTACAAGTCAATGTTGGTTAGTTATGCCCATCGAGCCGCCCAAAAGCACTCATCAGGCCAATTTGAGGGTTCTTAGGTCTAAGAGCGGCAAAATGTTTGTAGGCAAGATGAAAAACAACAAGGTATCCGCTTGGGTAGACCTTGCTAGGCCGTATATGGTGGCTGGAAAGCCTGATAAGCCCTGCGAGGGGCCACTTAGGGTCTACATCAGGCTGTACTATAGCCCCCCAAAGTATCTTTTACCAAAAATTAGCAAGTGTAAAACACTTGTAAAAACCACCAAACCAGATGTGGACAATGTTGTCAAGGTCATTCTGGATGAATTTACCAGAATCGGATACTGGCTTGACGATGCCCAAATCTGGAGCATACAGATTGAGAAGTACTGGAGCACGGAGCCATCTGTGCAAATGTACTTCGACCAAAACAACCAATGAATAACGCACTAGTCAGCACTATGTCGGAGAGCGAATACCGCTCTCTTCCCGCCCTGAATGCTTCCCGCTTCAAGGCGTTCTTCCGCTCACCCTATCACTTCCGTAACCAGAAGGAGGTTGAGACAACCGAGGCTATGAGGATTGGCACTGCCATCCACACGGCTATGCTCCAGCCTCAGGATTACCTCAAGACCATCGCCTACTATCCCGATGTGGATGGTCGTACCAAGGAGGGTAAGGCCATCAAGCAAGCCTTTGAGGAGGGTGCGGCTGGCAAGACCATCCTGAAGGCCGATTCAGAGGCCGTGGTGCTTCGGGCTATCAACGCCATCAAGCAGAATTCTGACTGGCAGAGGATGGCGGCACAGGCTGATGTCCGCACTGAGGTTGTCCTGCTTGGCAAGTTGTTCGGTCACGATTGCAAGGCTCGTCTTGATATCATTGACATTGAAAACGGCATCATCAGGGACATCAAAAGTTGTGATGATGTATCTGGTGAAAAGTTTAGGTACACAGTGAAGGACAGAATGTACTGGGTACAGGCTGGCTTTTATTGTCTACTGGCTGAAGAAGTATATCGTAGGCCGTTCAGGTTTGAATTTATTGCAGTTGAAACTTCTGAGCCTAGCACCTGTGCGTTTTGGGAGATTGAGCCTACAGAACTGTTCAAGTGGATGAACGCAGTTAAGATGAAGTTGCACGACTATGGTGATAGCAAGCAGAGCGACTTCTGGGAAGGCCCACAGGGCGGTGTCCTTGGTGACCTGAACATCAATTACGGAAGCCTGTGAGCAAGCCATCATTCACTGGTGTCTGGATTCCTGTAGAGGTCTTCCAGATGGAAACCCTTACCATCACCGAGAAGGTGGTGTACGGAATCGTGAACGCCCTCGACAATGAAGAGGGCTGTTACGCCTCTAACGGCTACCTTGCACAGACCCTGCAACTGAGCGACAGACAGGTCAAGAATGTCCTCAAAACCCTTATCGACTTCCAGTTGGTAGTCCGCATCGAAGTGAACGGCAAACGCATCCTACGGACAGTGGAGAAGCAAGCCTTGGTGGGTGCTACAGATTTCCTAGGGAGGGGGAAACCTATTTCCCGCAGGGGGGGAAGTAGACTTCCTACAGATAGAACAGCAGATAAAAAAGAGGATAAACCTACCCTAACCCTTCCTTACGCAGAAGCATTCAAGACGGCTTGGGACAAATGGATTGATTATCGAAAGCAAATCAAGAAGCCCTTGTCAGCGATGACGCAACAGGAGCAGTTGACAATGCTTGGTTCTTGGGCAAACGAAATAAACGCAATTGCTTCAATCAACAAAAGCATTGCTTTCGGCTGGCAGGGTCTTTTTGTAGTAACCGCCAACAAAACCAAAACGCTAACCAATAACGACCACGCCAATGGCTTCTAAGTGCATTCACTGCAAGTCTGATGCGACCCCTGTGTGGGACGCTAACAGCCAGAAGTTCAAACCATTCGTGTCCGTGTGCTTGAACTGCTTCCCGACCAAGGAGCATCACGAGTATCCGTACATCTACAAGGATGTTTTTGACAAGCACAACTGGTGCTTCAAATCAACCCATCCTTCCACTCCGATTGGCTTTCTCGACACTGTGGAAAGCAAGTTGGCTCCGCAGATGCAGACCGCACTGAAGGAGTACCATCCTGAGCATAGCGTCCTGTTGCACGGAGTCACTGGAACTGGCAAGACACGCACTGCTTGGGCTATGTTCAACAAGGGCTGGCTCCACTTCTACCCGAAGCACAGCAATTTCCTGACGATGCGGAAACTGGAACAGCAAATTGAGGAAGGTTTCGCAAACCAGAACCACGGAGAGGTGATTGAACGCCTCGTGGCTTGCTCTCTGCTGGTCATTGACGATTTAGGTAAAGAACGCTTGACTCAGCGTATGGAGAGCGATTTGTTTGCAATCATTGACGAGCGGACTTCCAATAAACGCTCAACCATCATCACAACCAACTACAACGGAAGCGGACTATCCGACAGATTCTCAAACGGAGAGACAGGCTCTGCAATCATTCGCAGACTTAAGGACTACTTCCGAATCTACGGAGCCGCTCAGTAATTTCCCACCCAAACATATGGAAACCCAAAATAACGAAACGACCTCTATCATTGAGGTCAATAACGCACGGAAGTACATCGTACTCCCAGATGGTCGAATGGCACGATTGCTGAAGCCTGTAAAGGTTAAGCACTATCTGTACTATTCGTTCATCAACGACCAAGGCAATGCTGTTCGAATCAATGCATCCAATAGCCGAAAGGTTAACGATGAAGTGGTTAGCAAGAAGTAACGAACTCTGGAAACGAATCGATATGCAAGACGATACTATTCCTAAGCCTAACCTGTCTGAGTTGTACATCGCACTAGGAAATGTGCATTCTGAGACGAAGGACATTGTTGCGGATGACTTCAATCCGCATTTTAAGTCGAAATTTGCCAGCCTGTCGGCTCATTTGTCTTACCTTAAGCCCCTGTTCCACAAGCACGGCCTTACTGTGATTCAACTGCCAACCTCTGAGTACCACGACAATGGCATCGGCATCAAGACCATCATCGCCCATAAGAATGGCACGAGCATCGAATCCTCCTGCATTGTTCCTGTTGGTGAACAGGCTACTGGTCAACAGGCTGGTGCTATCCTGACCTACCTGAGACGCTATTGCTTGGCTTCTATTGGGGGTCTGGCTACTACTGATGATGACTGTGAAGCAGACCGAGTAGTTAAGACTGCCTCTGCTCCTGTGGCTGTAAAGAAGTCGGCTCCTATCGCTACATTTGTCGCACCCCACACTGGTAGCGTTGGAATCGATTTCGAACTCGCTGTTCCGTTTGGCAAGAACAAGGGTACTGCCTTGTCTGCCCTTCCTGATAGCGACCTCGACTATTGGGCCAACAAGTGGGAGCCTAAGCCGTGGGAAAAGACTGGTAAGGTCGGTGCTAAAGACCAGTCGCTCAAGAAGTCTGCACAGGCTCTCTGGGCGTTGAAGCAGAATGGTGAACCTGAATCTGAATCCCAAGACGAAGTTCCCTTCTAACTGACCTTGTCCCTGTAGTTCAATGGATAGAACATTCGCCTTCTAAGCGAATTATCTAGGTTCGATTCCTAGCAGGGACATTTTCACCAATGAAATACGCAACGCTACTTCTCCTGTGTCTCAAAGCACAGGCGATGGAAATTACGGACGACTTTTTGAATAAATTAGCCGTCATCGAGTCTAGCAATCACTGCACTGCCGTCTCAGATAAAGGTCAGGCTCTTGGAGCCTATCAATTGCACCGCTCCGCTTGGGAGGATGCTTGTAAGCGTAACTTAGCCAACTGGCCTTACAACAAGTCTAACGCATTCAATTATCCAATTGCACGGCAGGTAGCCCAATGGCACTGCGAATGGATTGTAAAGACTCTTCAATCTAATGGCATCAAGCCTACTCCTATGCGTGTCTATATGTGCTATTGTATGGGCGTTACTGGAGCCTTTAAGCGTAAACTAAATACCAACCTTGATTACCCTGCACTTAATCGTGCCAGAGGCATCCTGTGAGCACCAAGAAACGCAAGCGTACTTGGAAGCGACCAGCCCACGAAGGCGGTCATCTTGTGGCTGGGTTAAAGAACCAAACCACATCAGAATTTATTGCAACCAAGCGATACTTTAACGATGCCAAGGCTCGATGGGCTTATCTTTTCTCACTGAACAAATATGAATCACACGAAGCAAAATAGTCTTAAGGCTTGTGCATTTATGCTAGGAATCAGCGTTGAAGAACTGATTGATGCTCTAAAGCGAGCCACCAAAGAAAAGCCAATCAAGACTGTCAGCGGTCACAATTTTGAAATCCCAGATGACTCCGAAAACAGTAAAGTATGAAGAGATGGTTCAAGCAATGCTGTACCTTACCAACGAAGTCGCTGAACTAAGGTACAAGTTGCTACAATACGAAACCTCTAAACCTCAGGAGCCTGAACAACCCTTATGTCCCAAAAAAACAAAAGCAAAAAAATAAAGTTCGTTGCCGTTGGTGATAACCACGGAGATATGGTAGATACCGAAGCCGCAAAACAACTGTTTGATTTCATTCAGGACTACCAGCCTGACGAGGTCATCCATTTGGGAGACTGCTTCGATTTTCGTAGTCTCAGGTCTGGAGCCAGCGGCAAGGAGGAAGCCGAATCCTTGCACGATGATGTCGAGGCTGGCTTGCAATTTATCAATGAACTAAAACCCACAGTTTTTCACTATGGAAACCACGAAGACCGAATCAGCCACTTCATTCACTCATCGACTAATGGAATCGTTAAGGACTTTTGCCAAGACCTTGATGACGAAATTGTCTCCAATCTTAAGAAGGTTGGGTGTAAAAAAATCTACCCCTATCACGCTGAAGAGGGGGTTCACACCTTGGGTCTTGTCCGAACAGTACACGGCTACACTTGTGGAATCAGAGCAGTTGAAGAACACGCAATCCACTACGGACTTGAGGAAGGGGCAGTGCTTATGGGACACATCCATTCCATTCAGCAGACTAATGCAAAGCGATACAGAGGTACTGTTGGTTTTTCAGGAGGGTGTCTCTGTAAGAAGCGTGAAATGCGTTATGCAAAAAATCGATTGGCAACTTCTAAGTGGGGTACTGGATGGATGTACGGATTTGTACACAATAAAAACTGGAAGGTTTGGCAAGCACACCGAGTCGGAGAAAAGTTCATCTTCAGCCACCACCAAGAATGAAGAACACGATTCAATTCTTGAACGCACTGGCGAGCGACCACACAAGGTACAAGCGAGTGTCGGAGGAATCTATTCCATCCCAGTATTATACATCCAGAGACATTGCGAAAAAGTTCGGAATGAACCACAGAGTCTGCCAAAGAAAACTAACCGAGTATCTAACAGACGAAAAACTAGAAGTAATCTGGGCAAGAAGAAGGGTAAGCGTGGTAGCCGTTCGTAAGGTTCCCTGCTACAAGTTCAAAAAGAAATCCTATGAGAAAAGTTTCAAAGGCTGACCTTAAAGAAAATTCTGAACGCTACAAGGGTTGCACCTTCCTAGAGCCTCGTGAGTGGCTCGATGGTGCAATACTTGGTAAGTGCGTTATGACTGGAGGAATCATCTATGACTACGAACTAGTCATCAAGGTTTTTATGGAGAAAGATGGCCTGACCTATGACCAAGCAGAGTCTATGGTAGTGTTCAATATGGAGAAATCCATCAAGTCTATGCCAGACCCTAAGCCTATCCTTCAGGATGACAAACTGACTGACGAGGACTATCTACCAGAACCAGACTTCGATTGGGACTAACGGCTACTGCATCCTATGTAGGCGTAGGACGCATTACCAGTTCTTACATCAGCCCCAAATGGCACAACGCTACCACGCCCCCAACCTTTGTAAGCGTGTGGAAGATGCCAAGCGGGGCTGATTTGTCAAGCGAGATACAGAAGCAGTCCACCGAGTAGCGTGGAGATTCCAATCAAGATAAACCCAGCCTTCTTAAATGGCGTAAATGCTTCTACCAGAACTCCAACTACACATAAGAATAAAAACGCAGAAGACGCTTGGTAAAGCATTGTTGTCTTTCGTTCTTGTTTTACTTTCAGTTCTGCTTGTTCTCGCAGTGCGACTGCTTCATTCAGTTTCTGGTTTTGTTCCTCTACTACTGCCCATAGCCTGTCTGTTTCGGAATCAACCTTAGCCGCCTTAGCCTTGTCTGCCTCAACGGCCTTTTGGTCTTTCTCACGAATGACACGCTCAAACTCTTTTACCTTTTCAACAGAAGGCTTGGCAATACCGCTCAGTCTCGTGACTTGCCCTTCGACAATTTCTCTAGGGATACCAGCAGGGAGGGTAGGAGCGACAGCAGTGAGAGCAGAAGCCGACTCAGAGACGACTGCCTCGACCTTGTCGATGTACGCATCTTTTTGACCATTGTTAGAAATGATTACAGGAGGCTCACTGACCGAGGAACAGCCTACGAGTAGCGTTGATAGAATCAGTATTGTCTTCATAGAATTTAATTTGTTGAGCGGTAATAGCGGCCCTGCGAGCGTCTTCAGCCTGTTGAGCGGCTACCATTTCCCTGTATGCAGAAGAGCCGTATTGAGATTCAGGAGCAACTCTTCCAATAGGGCCAAGCGTTGCCGTAACCAGTGCGTCAACTGGGCCTTCCTTCAGAGCGTGTGCGGTTAGTGCCGCCGCTCCAACAACCTTGCCAATAGAACCTGCTTTGTCAACAATGTGTCCGTTAATTGCATTTCTAAATGCTGGTTCATTTACATACTGATTGCTAAACGATTTAGAATTGTTGAAATTTACCTGTGCGTCCATAACAACATTACCGACAAATCGTTCAAGACCTTTTGGAACAGCCGCAAAGCCTCTTCTGCTGTTTCGTTTAAATAAATCTTCAACTCTTTGGTTGGTCATATCTGGATATGGCCCATTTTTAGCAATGCTTTCAGTTGGGATTGGTTTACTTCCTCCAATTGGATTATTGTTTCCTTCATTTATTAGATTAAATTTTCCCTTACTCCATTCCCATACGGCAAAAGGTCTATTAGCCAATTGAACAGAACTTGCAGGAACTTTAAAAGGCTCTCCTTTTGTTATTTTTGGAATAACAACACTAGGCATTGTTTCAATGTTGTCATTGGGAAAAGCCATATAATCTAATCTTTCGTCTCCAATCGATGTTCTGTATCCAGTGTTTTTTAAAGCACCTAATCCAAACGCTCTGGACACCTCTGCTGTAGTTGCTCTTCCTTCTTTAATTTTCTTGAACAAATCTTCATCGCTTGAAACATCAAGGTAAAATGGCTCTTTGTTTTTAAGTCCTGTTTTTATTGTTGGATTAACACTAAAACTTCCGTCTTGGTTTTGAACAAGGCCAAATTCATCTGGAGTTAAATTTGTTGTATCAAGCACATTTGAAAGTCCTACTGCATTTGCACTAACTGACCTATCAAGTTTATGAAGTCTTTGCAGGTCTGGAGAATAATCACCCCAAACAGGAGATAATGCCATTTCTGGATATCTTGCAAGAAACCCTTTACCCCAACTAGTTCTTTCATTCCAAGGTCTTTTAAAATCGTGAATATTAGGTGGGAAAAGTTCTTCTATTGCCTTTGTTGATTCAAGATAGGTTGCTATTGCTTGAGTGTTAGGATTTGAACTTGTTTTTGCAAACTGCTCTCTCCAAGGAAGAATTCCTTTTGAAGAATCGCCTAAAATATGTGTTGAAATTTCAGGGCCAAATTTATGAATTCTTTTTGTAAGTGCTTTATGCTGTTTAAGCAAATCATCTACTTCTGGAATTGATACAGACCTTTCTAAATAATCTTCTGCTGTTATTTTTGAGTTAGGAATTTCTTTTCTATGTGCAATGTCTCTTGCTTCAATACCCTGAAGTATTTTTCTAATTTTAGATGTAATCTGGTTTGATTCATCCGAAAAACCTTGAATTGTTTTTATTTTGTCTGCGTTAAGACCTCGCTGTTCTGCAAGATATTTAATGGCTTCTCTATCAATATCTTTGTCACCTAAATCTAAATTTTCTCCATTTGCAGATGAAATCCAGTTGTCTCCATATGTCGCAATAAGAAATGGGTTTGAAGGTTCGTTTCCAATGTTGGTTCCTGTGCCTTTCATAACCATATCACCAATACCCCAATAAGGAACTCCTTGGGTAAAGAATGGGGTATGATATCTGCTGTCAGACCAAGTCCTGTCAGGATTAGCATTTACTGCTTCACTAAATTCCAAGTCGTCAATTGCTTCTCTTCCTGCAAATCTGTATTTTACAAGAGGGTCTAATGTCAAAACATTGTTTCCAGCCGAATACCTTCCACTAAGATTCATAGCCTCACCAGCCCTTCGGTATCTTTTTGTGGCAGTGTCAATCTCGTTATGAGCATAACGAGTAAAGGCTTCTCTTAGAGCCTCTCTGTCGATATTATCAATGTTTGCCATAGTTATTCGGCTTTTTGTAAAAATTTCTTCCGCACCCAGTTAAACAACTCAGGGGCAATAGAACCTGAAATTGAGCATAGTACGCTTTTATAGAAAGGGTCAATAGAAGTCTGATGTAGGGCAAAATAGCAGATTACCCCTACAATAGCCCCTGCCATTACCATTCTAAACCAGCGGGTCGTGTGATACTTTTCGTCAGTTAGGATAAGCCTAGCCAGCATACCAGCCCCTCCAAGAATGGCAAACAGCCACCCTGTCTTCTTGAACTCGTCAAGAAGGTCTTGGAGGGTAGGGTCGCTCATCGCTTAGTTCTCTCCTCTCTGAGGACAGCGTCAACCGCTTCCTGTTCTCTGCGAAATTGGCCTACATAGCCAGAAGCAGGGTTAAACAGCCTGAACACAGAGATACCTTTCTCGTCTCTCAGACGCACCATAAGGTAGTTCAGTTTGTTTCTGATGGTAGCCCATTCAGAGTACACTTCTCCAGCCTTGGAGGGGATTCTGGACTCGATTCTCCAACTGGAGGCATCAGACACGGCCTGTGTTTCGGGGGCCGTGGGTTTGTTGTCAGATGTATGTACAGGGGCGTGAACATTCTCAGCCGCATCAGGCGTAGAGCCAGTAGCAGGAACATCAGGAGCCTCAACCTTGGGCTTGAGTTCCCACACTGTGTGACCGCTAGAGTTTGTACCCCTTGTGTGCGTTCGTGCTAGTTCTCCTTCCCTTGTAGGAGTAATAAGCACAAAAGGAGTATCAATGGTTCCGTTTGCAGTTACATACTGAACATACTGGTTCTCTGCGTAGTTCTCACCATCAAACTTAAGTTCAGCCAGCATATCACGCATCACCTGAGAGTAGTGAGGCGAACCCTTGTTCTGTTCATACAGTTTAATGACTGTCTCAGAGAACTGAGGAGCGTACTTAATGGACTTGATTACAGCACCAGTCTTGTCGGCTGGCATAGGCTGATTGCCCACCTTCCAAGGGGTGTTGTTGTCTCCACCAGTGATAGCGTTAGAGGCAATCCTGATACCCTTAATGTCGTCTTCGTAGAATCTGACAAGCACCTGAGCCTGAGTTACATTCTCAACAATGCCCATTTGGACTGTAGGAATCTCAAGAACCTGAACACCGCTGGCGTTCTTAATCTTCTCGCCAGCAAAGAACACTTCGAAGTGGTCATCGCCAACCTTCTTAATGATGTATCTTCCGTCATTGGATTCTCGGAACGAGCCTGCATCAGTGTTGCTCCAGTCCAGATTGGAGAAGGCAAGACCATCGTTTAGCGATAGCAAGTGATGAAGGGCAAACTGTCTTTCGGTAATAAACGCCTTCACTCCATCTTTCTTGAATTTCTGAATAGAAGACTCAACCGCAAGAGTTGTAGTCAGAAGTTTTTCGACTCTCTGATACTCGTAGTCAGCGTTTTTGGAAAAATCACCTCCGTGCTCAACCCTATCAAGTTGTTCTGGGAACCAGAGAGGCTTGTTGGCTCTTCTGTCGTGTGCTTCCTGCTGGTACTGTGCCATACCCTGCTTGTTCTCAAGCATAAGCCTGTTGGCTGTGCTTGTTTGCAGGTTCATTCTCTGCCACAGGGGCATTTCTTCGTACTTACGCTTGATGTAGGACTGGTTACCTTCATCAAACATAGAGGTCGTAGAGTAGGAACCAAGTTCTTCTTCCCAGACCTTTTTAAAGCCTTCCATTCTGACAAGGCTGTCAATGGGGATACCGAAGTGTCCTCCGTGTCCAGTAAGGAACGCCTGACGCTTCTTGTCCTTAAGCAGTGGCTTGTCTTTTCCGTTAGCAACTTCGCCAGTCTTCCAGTTATAAGGATTAGAATCGGCCTGAGGCTTTAGGAATGCGTAACCATTAGCGTCACGAATCAAGTACATAGCGTTCTCAATCACTTCCTTGTCTCTGAGTGCGGCTTCAACCTGCTCAGGGCTTCTTGAGTTCTTGAACGACTCAAACTCAACATCATTAAGACCTCTGAGTCTCTTGAACGCTTCGATTCTCAGGGACTGAGAACCCATAAGCAACTGAAGGGCTTCATACGCATAGGTGCGGACAAATCTTTCACGCTCAGTTCCGCTCTTGAACTTGTCTCTGATACCCTGAGACAGTTCCATCTGTCTTGCCAATTTGTCAGGGGCAATCTTGCTTTGCTTGTCGATGAAGACAGGGTCTTTAGCAACCTCAGGATGGAACAAGGACAGTAGCATAGAATGCTCGGCTGTCATCTTGGCATCAGGGTTCTTTTCGTGGTACAGTTTAATCTGTTCGGCACGGAACATATAGTCAGCCAGATAAACTGTGCGACCAGCGTTACGCCTACGCTCATTTGAGGCTACCTCGTTTTCAGTGCTACCTCTAAGGCTTCTGAATGTCTCACCAACAGCAGACTCACCAGCGTGAGGGCCATAGGTATCAGTAGTAACAGACCAGTCAAAGGAATGAATAGGGCCAAAGAAGTCCCAAGACAGTGAGGGGAACATAAAGAAGAACCGCTGTCCATCTGGGCTGGCAGGGTCGATTCTTACTTCAGAGTCACGCATACCAAGTTCAGTAGCCCTCTTGTTGTAACGCTGGAACAACTGTTCTGCTTCTGCTCTGGCTTCAGTTCTCCACTGCTCCATCTGAGTGGCATTCTGCTTTTCGTTTTCAGCAACCCTATCCCTGACCTGCTGGGCAATCTTACGCTCAGCCACCATCTGTTTGAACTCTTCCGTATGAGCACCAGCAGGAGCGTTAGGGTCTTCTACAGAATCAATGGCACTCTTGATTCTCTTTTCAAGTGCAAGACGCTTAGCCTCAAGTTTGCGTACAATGGAAACAATTTCCTTTGCTCTCTTGGACTTCTCAATTGTTTCAATGTTTTCAACCGCTCTCAGGTCAAGCGAGCCATCAGGAAGTCTGAACTGGTTTCCAAACGCTTGACTGATGTTAGTAAGGCTGTCCAGTTCGATGAAATGATTAGCAAGAGACTGGTTGGTTTCACGCAGTCTTGCCTCAGCACCCTTCAGGATTCTTCCATACTTACCAAGACGCTCAAAATCATACTTCTCTTCGATAGCCCTGATTGCTTCATCTTTATCGTAGAAATTGTCCTTGTACTTCTTGATTACATCATCGATGAAGTTCTGGTTAAGCGGGTCTAGCATCCAAGCCTTCAACTTTGGGTCTTGAATCTTGCTAAGTTTTTTAATCTTTTCCAGTTCCTTGCTGACATTCTTTTCAGCAGTGCTTTCACCACTGGTCAAATGCTGGAAGCCCATATCAAGGATGCCCTGAAGTTCCAAAGCGTCCTTGTTTGAGGCGGTATGCCATCTGTCTCTGACATAAGTGAGTCCTTCTTCAAAGGCTTTCTTGTATTCTTCGTGAGTAGTAAACGACTTAGAACCCTTGCCAAGAATGCCAAACTCATCAGGCATATATCTAGGCTGTGTCTTGGGGTGCAGTCCAAGTTTCTTCAGTGAATCAACGCTGATTTTTGTTTCCTTAACTCCGTATCTAGAAGAACCACTATTCTCCATAGCCTCTTCAAGTGTTACCTCACGGAGGAACTTGTCGCTAAGTTTGTGGCCCTTGGCGGCGGCATACTGCTGAGCAAGAAACTCAATCTGATAGAGAGCCTTCTCCTTGATGGCACTGTTGCCTTCAACAAGTCCGTTAATCTCATCGTAAGACCTTCTAAACTCAACCTGCTTCTGCTTAGACTGAAGAATCTGCTGTCTGATTCTCTGGACAAAAGCCATCTTAGACTCAGCAGGGTCTGGAGCAAGTAGGTGCTGGTCTGCCTTGCCGTCTTCCTTGAGGAATGCATACTGGGTCATCCACGCATCTCTCTCAGTTTCGGACATCAATTCCATTCTTTCAAGAGCACCATACTGTCTAAGTTGGTGTTCAAGAACTAGAACCTTGTCTCCGTGGTATACGGAACCCTTCTGTGCCGCATCCAACTGCTTCTCGATAATCTTGATTACATCAAGTACATTAAGAGGGGGAAGTTTATTACGCTTCTGTTCAACATTGAGTTCCTGTGTACGCTTCTTGATGTACTGCTTCCACTTGGACTCACCATCACGAATCTCAGCCTCAAGAGCCTTCATCTTCGCAAGGTTTCCGTTCTCTCCGTCAGAGAGGATTGTGTCAATCAGACGCTGTTCGGTTCTCTTTCTCTCCCTAAGTCTCTTGCCAAAGTCATTGTAGACTCGGTCAAGGTATGCATCAAAGGCAATGTTAGGAGACTGAGATGTCTTAAGTTGTCTAAGAGCCTTAGTTCTTTTCTCAATCGTATTGATACCCTCAGCATCAGGAGGGAATACAATGTTATACTTACCATCAATCTGGAAAATGGTTCCAGTATCACCATATTGGATTCCCTGAAGTCTAGTAAGTTGTTCGCTTAGATGAACCTTTTCAGAAAGTTCAAGCGGTCTTCTCTTGCCTGTGTCTTCAAATACAATCTTGGTAACAGTTTCATAGACAGGCTTACCATTGCCGTAGCCTCCCTTTACCTTCTTGATTTCTCTTACCTTCTTTTCCTTCCTGATGGTAATAGGAGCACCTTCAGCAAGAATCTTTTTAAGCGTTTCAATCTCAGCCTTTACAGTCGTCTTCTGACCAGAAGGGCCAAGGCGTGTTCTTCCAGAATCAACTCTGTTTCCATTTGCATCAAGAGTCATCTCAGGAAGAATCTTAAATCCTGCGTAAGAGCCGTTCTTGTTAAGCACAGACTGGATATCAGTGCCTTGGTCTGTACGCTGAATGGCTACATAGGTGTCTCCCTTTGCTCTCAGTTCCCAGTTGTCAAAGTTTTCAGGGATAGCCTGACCCTTTTCATCCATAAGGCTTCTAAGGATGAAGTCTTTCTTGGGGCCAACTACTTCGTAATGGTCTGAGAACAGACCAAGTTTTCTAGCCGCATTGTCTACTTTCTTTGTGGCAAGTCTTAAAAAGTTTTTTCTAGCATTATCAATTTCTTTATCGCTAGACTCCTTTAGGAATCTATCAGAAAAAATAACCTTTCCGTTGCGGTCATACATTTCAATGTACTTCCACTTCATTGATTCAGCGGTAGACAGTTCTCCGTTATGAGGAAGACGCTCAATTACTGTGTAGTCAGAACCTTCAAATCTCCACATATGAGTTCCAAGAACATACTTATCAGTAACATCAAAGTGTTTACCAGCGTGTGCCTGTAACGCCCAGTTAGAGCCGTAGTAACCCTTGCTTTCAAGATTAGCAAGAGCATCAACATAGTTCTTTGTTATCGCCTGTTGTACATCAAAGACCTCTCCGTGTGCTTCCTTGCTGAAGAACGCATACAGTTCAACGGCTCTTTTGATTGCTTCAGGAGTGCCAAGTTCAAGCAGACCTTTGGCAGACTCGTCATAAAGATTGGCACGAACCCACTCAATGGCTGTGGCGTTTCTGCCCTCAATGTTGTAAGCAGAAAGAATATCGTCTACTCTAGCACTGGCCTCCTGAGTCCAAATACTGTCAATCTTAGCCTGAAGTTCGTTAAGTCTTGTGTAGGCAAGTTCAGACTCCCTGTCAAAGAATGTCTCCTTGATAAGACCTTCAGGGTTTGCGTACTCCATTCTGCCAAGGTTATGAAGTTCATTGAGTGCCTTACGCTGAGCGAGCGACAGGTTGTCTTTTCTGAGAGACTCAAGAACAAACTCTCTGGTCTTCTTTACGAACAGTTCCTTCAGTTTCTTCTGATTGATTGCTGAAATCTGAGAGCCGTCTACCGACTTCTTTACCATAATCTCCTTATCAACGAAGAGCATCAATCCTTGGTGACGCTTATCAATAGCATCAAAGAAGCCAGACCAACCTCCGTGCTTAACCATAATATGCTGGTTAATATGCTCAAACATATTCTTACCTTCCTCTGTCTTTAGGAATGCAAGTTCTGCTTCTCGTCCTTGTCTCAGGATTTCCTTGTATTTGGGGAACATCTTGAGTGCCGCAAACTCTGCTTCTGTCATCTCAGCGGCGTGAGCAAGCATAGGAATGCCAGTCTCAAGCAACTTTCTGGAGGTGATTCCATACCTTCTGGCATTCTTAATAAATACGCTGTCGTTCATCACAATATTGCCTCCACTTGTGATGTTGTATCCTCTAAGGGAAACTTCTGCAATCTGCTGTAGGACAGCGTCAGGGGCAAACTTGAACTCAGCCCTGAGTTTTGCCTTAACCATAGGTACAAGAACCTTAACTCCACGCTCGTGGATTTCTTCCTGAGTAAGTTTAAGTTTCTTTAGGTCATCAATAGTCTTCTGAATGCTGGCTCGCTCTTCATCAATGATTCTTTTGATGTCGTGCTGACCAATCTTTCTCGTGTTAGGAACAGCCTCTCCATTCTCATTGAGGACATAATCAAGCAACGCTCTTTCGTGACCAGCCTTAGCAATTACCTTCTCAAATCTTTCGTGAACTGTCTTTGCAGGAGAGAAGTTAAACTGCTCTGTCTGTGAACGCTTGCTGACATTTTCAATAAATCTCTTGTTGTCATAGACGGCAACAGCGGAGTACTCGTTTCCGTTCAGTTCGTTAAGTGCAAGGTACTCGACAGAGTGAATGCCAAGATTGTTAAAGAAGTCGATATTGTCTCTGGTAAGAAGCCAGTTATCCATACTTCTTCCTTCGTGCTGTAGGATGCTTTCAGGCTGACTTGAATACAGTTCTCTAAATGTAGTGCCGTCTTCATCTCTAAGTTTCAGGATGTCGTTAAGAACCTGTTCTGCATTCTTAGAAGTAATCTGAGAAACACGCTGAACTACAGTGTCAATCGCAGTCTTGTAGTCTGCGTTGTGAGGAATCTGGCTAATGTCTAGGTGTCTCTGCGTATCAATGTACCCAGTGACAAGACGCTTATCTGCAACAAGGCCAGCCTCAAAGCCGTCAGGGGTATAATGAACCCACCCGCTTTGCGTAGAATACTGAGAGCCTCTGAGCGTAGGAATCGCAATGTCAAACATACGACCAAGACCATCATCGACATAGTCGTAAACAGAAGGCTCAGTTGTAATCTTATATCTTTCGGCAGTGGCCTTTTTCAGGTCATAAACAGCAAGCACTTCTCCGTCTTTGTTTCTGTAGACAGTGTTCTTAAGGATACGCTCAGCACTGGCAGGAATGAAACTGCCTTCGTGGTCACGACCACCCTTGGCAGGGGAGAAGTTAAACTGAGAACGGACATAGGCATTGTCGTGGTCATATCTGAATCCTTCGCCATCAAGAGCACGAAGAGTACCAATACGACTGATGTTAAAGTCAGTCATAACAGTAGGCATAGACACCTTTTTATCGGTGTTTCTTCTCTGCATCTTAAGAGGGTAGTTGCCCTCAGAGCGGCTAATCATCTTCATACCACTCTGAAGCATTTCCTTTGTAGGGTGGAAGCCAATGACAGCGTTTACAATGTCACGCATATGAGCGGCTTCACGAATCGATGTCGTGTTAGACTGGAACATCTTAGCACCAGCCTCAGCCTTTTCTCCGTTGCTGTAGTTGCTAAGCAAAGCCTTAGCGGCTTCGACAAGGTTTTCCTTTGTGCCAAACAGTCGTCTGACCATTTTATAGTCAACGCCCTTCTCGTCCAACTTGTTCCAAGAGTAGTCAACTCTTGTCATAAAGGCATCCATATCGATTGCCTTAACAAGCAACTGAGCATCACCCATCTTGTACTTCTGAACTCCAGCCTCGTTAGGCTCGCCAACCTTAGTTCTCTGGAAGTACATATTAACTTCAACAGGAATGAAAGTGCTGTGTCTGGTTTTAAAGCCACGCTCTCTAGCACCGCTTTCCTTTTCTCTGCTCTTAGTAAGAATAGGAGCCTGTAGGGTATTGCTGATAGAACCAAGCATACCCTGTCTAGAGCGTTCAATGACAGTGTTAAGTTGAGCAAATCGCTTAACAGTGTTCTCAGGAAGATACTTAGCCAGAACCTTCAGTTCATAGTCAGTAGCCTTACCTGTAATCTTAATTCTAGGATTACCCTGCCAGTTGCTCTTCCAGAATCCGTCATCGTCTCTCTCCATCTTGTCCCAGCCAACATTTTCTTCAACATCGACTTCCTGAATTTCACCTTTCTTTTTTCTGAGGTTCTTAACATCAGCATCTTCAAGTGTAGAATTAACATCTTCACCAAAAACTTCCTTTAACTTTTTTCTGGTTACAGCCCAATGAGCATCATCAGATTTAGATGTTGGCATAGCAACAGTCTTTTCCTTGTCGTGATGAGTCGGTCTTTTGTCCTTTTGATTAGGCTTTTTTGGCTTAGCAGAAGAGAACTGATACTCAGGCTTGTCAGAGTTTCCCTGATAGAAAGAAAACTTAAGGCCACGCTTGTCAGAGGGAGCCTTAGATAGTTCATCAACAATGGCAAACAAAGACTTTGTCTGATTACCAGCCAACACTTCGTCAGAAAGAATTTCAGCCTTAGTACCACCTTCCTTGTTGAACAGATGTTCAAGTTCATTGGCAAAAGCAACGCCAGTGTCGGAGTGAACAACAGGATTCTTCTTCCATCCCTTGTATCTTTCGCCACCAAGTTCCTTAACATAGTGACGCATCAGTTTATCAAGCATCGGAATTCTAATTCTCTGCTTGGTGTTCTGTTCGATAAAGAAATTATCAGGGTTAGTACCCCACTTAAAGTTAGCACCAGCGGCAGTAAGGTCTTTGTGCATAATATCCCTATACACATCTTTGCCCCACTCAATGCTGTTTCTAATCAGGCCAAGGTCACCACCATTAAGCAGGTAATCAATAGGCTTTTCTTCGATGAATCTATTCCAGTAAGAGGTCAGGAATTCTTCAAAGGCAGTTCTAAGCGTTGTAGGTCTTTCACCCCTCTTAAGTTGCTCAATGGAACGATTGAAATCCTGATGAATAGCCTCCATTGCGGCAGGGTTTGTATCACTAAGAGAACCTTCCAGTTTGAGGTAAGAATCTCTGAATGCCTCAAGGAGTCTGACAGCATCATCCTTTGGCATTCTGTAAAGAGCACCAGCATTGTCTTCAGTTCCAATAAGGGCTTCAACAGCCGCCTTCTTGAAAGGCTCTGCGTATCTGTCGTTAAGCAAAACTGTGTGCAATAGTTCTTCGCTGAGGGCAGACTTAGCGGCCCTATCCACATTGATGATAGTTACATTCTCTCCGTTGACAGTATGATGGAATGTAACACCGCCAAAGTTAGGGTCATTAAGAAGTTCAACATACTTAGCCCATTCAGGGCTAAGAGCCATCTTCTTGATTCGTTCTTCCGTCAGGTACAGCCTACGCTCATTACGCTGAAGTCTTTCAGCCGCACCGACCTGAGCCATCGTAGACAACTTAGCCTTAGTGCCACCCTCCTTTTCGACAATCTGAAGCAGTCTAGCAAGACCCTCCTGATTGTGGTATTCAAAATGCTGGGTAGCCCAAAGGAAGTTCTTAACAACATCCTGAACCGCATTGCCACCAGACACTGCTCCGTGGGCAACGCCAATTTGGTGGAATGCACCACCAAGAACAAAGCCAGTACCAAGGCCGTTATAGAAGCCGTCTTCACCACCCATAACAAGGCCAAACGCACCACCATACATAGCCGAATGTAGCGATGTTCTGGCAGTAGCAGTACCCCATTCAAGCATAGGAGACGCAGTAACAGACCAAGTTCTGGCAAGGTTTGCTACAACAGGGTTTGCAGACTCAGCCGCAATACGCTCAGACATTCTAAGGCCAACAATCTTTGATTCCTGACTTGCAAGTTCAAATCCAAGTTCAGCGGTCTTAGCCGCAACTTCAGTCATCTTAGCCGCACCCCAAGTAAGCGTAGTAACACCCCAAGCAGGAATACGCAGATTGTTAGCACCAACTCCTTCAGCCGCACCACGAACAAGGTTATCCTTATAGATAGCCTGACCACTACCCCTAATTCCTGCATCCATTCCTGTCAGATTCTTAAAAGATTCAATCAGTTTCTCTTCTGTTCTTTCAACAAGACCAGCAAGAGCACCAGCCTTTTCTCCAACTTTACCAGCAAGAGTAGAAGCCTTCTTTGTAGAAAATACGCTGGCCTTAGTAAGTTGTTCGTTCAACTGAAGAATGCCAGCCGCACCACGCATACCCTTGGCAATAGTAGCCTCAATGCCAAGTTCTGGCAGTAGCCAAGAAGGGTCTGCAACATAAGAAATAGCCTGAACAACCGCAGGGTTAGTCAGGTCAATATCCATACCGCCAATGTTAATTTGATGAGGAACAATGATGCCATCACGCTCATCATTCGCAATCATCTTGTTTGTTTCAATCGACTGTTTCAGGTTCCAGTAGTAGTCTTGGTCGGAAGAATGCGTATCGTACAGCATTTTGTGGAGCCAAGAATCTTCATCGTACTTGGCTTGCTCATACATATACAACCAGTTCTTCGTTCCAAGAGCCGCACCCTCAACGACAGAACCAAGCACCTTAGGAACCTTCAGTGTGGCAACATCCTTAGTCAGTTCCCAAGCACCATTAGCAAGCGTACCAGCAGTATGTTCCATCGCTCCAGAAATAGATTCCCAAGCACTTACTTCCTGCTTGGACTTCCAAGCCCTATGAGCCATAGCCTCTTCAAAAGTAGGAACATATCCGTGTATTCCATACCTGCTAATCATCTGAGCCACATATTCACCCTTTTCATCGGGTGTCATTTCTTCCTTGATAGCCGCTGTAGCAGGGCCGTCTAGCGGTTGATTGATATCAGCAACATCTTCCTCATTGGGAGTCTTAACATTTCCACTGCGAACAGCATTGTTATATGCTTCTTCGCTAGAGTATACAATTTCTTTAGGCATTACTTTTTAGGTGCAAACTTGGATTCAGCCTCATCGAGCAACTTGCGAAGTGCCGTTCTATCGATATTAGCCTTAGGACTAGATACTGCAAACCCAGCCTCTGCAAGCCTTCTTGAGGAACCTTCAACAACAATTTCCCTGAAGTTCTCAATAATCTTCTTAGCCAATTCAGGGTTGGCCTTAAGCCACAATCCTTGGTCGGCAACAATTGCCGCAAGTCTTGCATTGTCCTTGTCGGTTTCCTGACCCTTGGCGATAAAGTAGGTTCTCATCGTTTCAGCCGTCAGTCTAAGATTTTCATATTCTGCATTCCACTGGGGAGACATAACCTTCTTAGCAAAACCTTCATTGGTAAGTTTAATCATTCCATCAGCCACACGAGTAACCTTAGGAATATCAATCATTGCCTGAGAAAGGGCTTCCTTGTCCTTTTCCATATCGCCACGGAACTGCCTATAGCCGCCCTTAAACTGCACCTTAACACCAGCACCAATGTCCTTAGGCTGGTTAAACTGTCTAAGCCAGCCATCAAACTGAACTAGTTTAGCGTGACCAACTGTTTCATCAGCCGCAACGCCACCATCAACATCAACACCATTGGCAAGAGCATTAAGTTGAGACTCAGTATAAGGCTTTGTACCAAATACATAAACACGCTGTCCGTTAGGAAGCGTCATAGAAGGAACACTCTTATCTCCAATTAGCGTATCAAGTTGATTTCTAGAAAATGGAACCTGCTTTCCTCTTGCTCTAAATTTTTCAGCCATAGCCTCATACTTGGCATCCCAGATTTCTCTTTCATTGAGTTTAATCTCAGTAGTAACCTTATTTTCGTTAGTATAACCACCCTCACTGCCTTCAACTAGAGCAAACTTATTAATTCCTGTAGCAACAGGAGGAGTCAATGTATGTCCATCACGCTTAAGAACGGCCTGAATAGATGGCTTTGTAGCAAGTTTTGTTGCCGCCGCCCAAGTCTCTTCGTTGACATTAATGCTTGTGTTGAAACCGCCTGTTTCTTTGTTAGTAAAGAAAAGACGCTTAGCCGCATCAGGGTTAACGCCAGCCTTAAGACTGGCCCTGTACATACCTTCAACAAATCTTTGAGGGTCGGTTCTCTCAACTCCGTCTTCATCCTTTATGCGAACTCCGCTTTGTTTATCAAATGGAAGCGTAGGGTCAAAGTTTGCGTCTCTTGAGTAAATACGACCAACAACCTGCTCAGGCTTAGCCTTAAGACCTTCAACAAGGGCATCATACTGTTGCTGGGATACAATGTCTTCTGGCTTAACGCCAAGGGCCGTAGCGGCCTCGGCAACAGGGCCATTCCACTCTTCACCAGTAGTCTGATTGTAAAATGTAGCAGTCTTTACTTCTTCTTTTTTGGTAAATGTGTGCCTAACAACAGGGTCAACTTCTGCATTAAGAACTTCAAGTTTAGCATCCTGAATAGCCGCTTCATCTCTGGCTTTCTTAACTTCCCAGAAATTCCTTTGCCTAGCCATACGATTGGCTTCTTCTTGAAGTAGATACTGCTTTTTCTGAAGGTTAAGATTTTCTGTCTTATACTGTTCTTCAAATGCAACTCTTGCTTCAGCCTGAGTTCTTTGGTGGTTTGCCAAAAAGCCACGCATATCAGATGAAGAAAGGCCATCCCATCCATCTTCAGAATTAATAGCCTTAGTTGCAATCTGACTGATATGGTCAGGAGCCTCAGCCTTAACTACATTCTTAGGAGCATCTTCAGTTGGGTCTTGTACAATATACTTTCCAGTAATTGCCTGAACCTGAGCCTTTAGAAACTCTCTTTCATCTTTTGCCGCTCTGTATCCCTCGATAGCCTTTGCAATGTTTACTCCAACACCAGCAATCGCTTGCTGGGTATTATTAGCCATTGCCTGTGTATAAGGCAGGATATTGATTTGCTGAACCTGTTCTCCAGTGTATTTAGAAAAAGGACTAGGCATAATTAAGAGTTATAGAAGTTGTTTGTAGCCGCAGTAGACTTGCCAAACATACCACCAGCACCAAACGCAGAACCAGCAATGCTTCCAGCCGCACTAAGAAGTCCACCAGTAAGTGCAGACTTGTTCTGAGCAGTAGCAACATTGGCCTGAAGTTGACCATTGTAGTTATTGGCGTAAATGTTTTGAGCCATCTGGTCTTGAGGGTTGAGGTATGTCGGGCCAAGGCTTTGATTCATTCCCATAGCATTAGCGGCAATGCCAGTAGGGCTAAATCCCTGCATAACACCCTGCATCATTGGAGCACCATACTGGCTGTATCCAGCCTGAGCAATGTTCTGGTCTGTGGCAAGGACAGCACCAGCAAATGTTCTGGCCCTGTCTTCACGCTGATTTCCAAGATTGTAATTATTAAGCACTTCCTGCATAGCACTTTGATATCCAGTACCCAGACCTCTTGCGGCAAAGGCAGAACGAGCAGACTGGTCACCCACTTTTTGCATTTCAGGAGTAAGTCCTCTTCCAGCATCAAGGTCATTCATTGCAGATGCTCTAAGTCTATTTTGAATTTCAGCACCACCATTAAGGGAAGACTCGTAAGCACTTCTACTAGACTGAGCAAGTGGAGTCATAGCATTAGCACCCATTTCAGTAGCATATTTGCCAGCCAACTTTGAAAATGGAGTCATTACTTCTCCATAGAATGTTTGCAGGTTATTAGCCTGACCACGCATCTGCTCTAATTGCAACTGTTGCCACTGAGGAACAAGTCTTTTTTCGGCATCCAGAAGCAGAGGAGCCATATCGATTTGTGCTCGAATTGTATCCATCGACTCCTTGTAGTAATCCCTAGGAGGTGGTGCTTGAACTTTTGTAGAACCCATTAGTTTTTAAGATTTATAGTATGATTTTTAGAGAGTTTTGTTATCCTGTCACCCTTTTGACACCACAATTGAGACTCAGGGTCACTTTCAATTTGAGGAAATGCTTTACAGATATTAGAGCATATAATTGACCTTGAATTGGAATTGTCAACTAAAGCATCCATAATAAAGTAGTCTGTTGGTGTTCCCTTAAATCCGCATTGCCCAAGGACTTGGCTTAGAATAGGAGCCTTTCCCCATCTTCCAATTGGGTAGATTACAACAACTCCATCTACCTTTCCGTTTTCAGTATTAGTGAAAAGAAACCCATTTTTGTCTGCCCATTTAATCCACTCTTCAAGGTGTATAATGTCAAAAACTATACGCTTAGACCTGCTCCTTGCTTGAAGGATATAGTCGTGTACAATTTTTAACCTTTCTGGCAACACTTACGGCTTAATGTACTTTGTTGTTCTAACTCTAGATGTAACTGTAGGGTCAACAAGCCCCCCGCCATATCCAATATTACAGACATTAGAAGGCCCAACAACAGAGCAGTTATAAAATACCTCAATCTTGATAGAATCGCTTGTAAGAACTGTACCTTCAGTAATAAGAGCAGACATCTTAATCTGATTTAGTAAAAAGTTTGAATAATTCTGAATGTAATTAAACTGCATAGCATAAACCGCACCTGTGCTACCAACAGTAATTCTAAATCTAGCACTGTAAAGAGTATACTGATTACACGGAAAATCTGCTTCAACAATCCACTGTTCTTTATTTGTTTTTGTAAGTCCGCTTAGAGTTAAAAATGTAACCCACTGATTACAAGTTGTAGAAATTCCACTTGCTGTTGTTCCATTGCACTGAAAAAATGGAATTGTAGTATCTGTAATTGAAACAAGACCCCATACAGGAGTTCCAGAAATTTGAAGTGCCGTAGTTACATTTGTTGTTTTAATTGTAGCAGTGTCGGAAGTGACATTTGTTGTTGCAACAGATGTAGACTGAATTACTGGAGCATTTACATTTCCACTTACAAACAGATTATCTGAAACAACAGCCTGTCCAGCAATCTTGGCTGTTCCTTCTCTAATGTAGGTACAAGCAGTAGCAACAGGTGTAAGTGTTGTTGCGGCAACAAAAAGAACATATTTAAAAGTATATGTAGTAACTTCTGTAATCTTAAAAGTGCCATTATATCCAGTTCCAGCACCAGAGATTGTAATCACCTGATTGACAGAAAGTTCGTGAGCGGCAATAGTAGTTACTGTAACTGTAATTCCATCTGTGCTGATGTAGTTGCTACCAACAACAGAAACACCATCAAATGGAGTAATGGTAATGTCTTTATTAGCAGTAGATGTTACACTGGGAGAAATAACAGGAATACCGCTACCAACAAAATCGGAAATAGCGGCTTTTTTAAAGACACCAGAATCACTCACAATTGTGGTGTCAGTCGCTTCAAGTGTATTTGACGCAATAGGAGTCTGGTCTGTAATCACATTAACTGTGATAGTAGCCGCATCAACTAACTGATTAAGTCTAGCGGCTGTAAGTTGCTGATTGTTGGCAAATGTATCGCCTTTAGAGATTTGTGGCATATTATTTCTTGTTTAGATTGTTATGTTTCTGAATTTGTGCATTTACAAACACAGAGCGAATAGAAGGTCTTTTTGAATATGAAATAAATTTGATGCTCATACCAGAACCAGTTTTTCTAATTGGATTGGCTCTTACATAGTCTTCATAGCCAGCCGCACCAAATGCATCAACCCTAAAGTATACATCAGGATTAGAAACATCGGCATATGTTTCAATATAGTCACCTCCAGAGGTAACCATTTCTGCTACATAAGAACTAAAACGCTTATCTCCAATACCTAGGAATGAGTATTTTCGTGTTTGAAGAACAGCGTTAATATCGTTTTTTGTAAACTCAAGTGGATTTAGAATAATCACATTAGCATTTGGTGCTCCTGTTGAGTCCGTTGTAGCCACCAAAATTAGATTACCATATTTACCCTGTGCAATGCTTGCAGGGGTGTCTGAATCTAACGGAGACGGCAAAATAGGGCCACCAAGTGAGTCTCCAAACTCATCCCAGTCTAGTTCCTCAGTCAAAAAGATGCCCTGTGCATTATCTACAATAAACATTCTTCTCTGGTTGTTCTTTTTAACAACAATGAAATCTTTAAGGGCAATTGATTCAGCCTTAGAAAATGCAGGACTAAGCCCAGAGGTATAAATATAATTTGGAGTCGTGTCACTTCCAGTAAACGGAAGAGACTCAAATGAGTCTAATGGAATCTTAATTGTAAAATATACATCAGAAAACGGCTGTCCACTTAATACTTTGTATGTTCCGTTAGGTGGATGCTTCCCGACAACAAGTGTTGCTCCAGAATAAGAATCATTGGCAAAATTTACAGTTACATAATCATTAACAGCAAGTCCGTGATTAGGAAGTGCAGAATTTTTAGTAATTTGAATATATATATCCCCGTTATTTATATAATTTGGATAAGTGCCACCAAACTGCCAAACATCAGCCGTAAGGGGATTTTTTGTAGTTACCAGCGTAGGATATGTATCAACCGACTCCCATTGCCTCAGAATAAAATTGTATACAAGTACAGTATTATTGACAGTACTATCGTCAAGCGGAACTGCAAGGTAATAGCGATTGTTCCAATAAGTAGCAACGGCTCGGTAGGCATAGTTTTTGTTGATACGCTGGATAACATTGTCAATCGGGGCTGAGATTGGGTCAGCCATAGTCAGCAACTTCATCGACTCCGCAGAAGCGGGTTGAGGCTGGAGGAAGTAAACACCGCTGTCAGATAGGAAGAACACGCCACCGCCAGCCTGTACGACTGACTTTCGTGCCGAACAGCCGATGTCCGTAGCAAGGGTTCTAACATACGAGTCTGCCGAAAGAGCATCTCCAGATATATACCTACTAGTTCCAACGCCAATATAGAAGATGCTGTTACGCATAAACACCAAGAACTCATTAAGAGTCCACGGAGAGATGCTAACTATTTGGTCGTTGCCGCCATTGTTGATGGTGAACGCATCAAGGGCATCCCACATTTCATAATCTAGGAAGTTGCTTACGGAAACTGTGTCGTAGTTTCTGAGTGCAGTTGGCTCGTTGTGGTGCTTTCCTAGGGCAATAAGTCTATTTGCATAGAACATCAGACCAGAGCAGTTAGGGAACTGGTGACCAGAAGAAGGAGAAACAGGAAGGGCAGTTATGGTTACATTTAAGTCCCACATCAACGGACGCTTATCAAAGCCACGACTGATAAAAACCTTGTCAAACGCATTACAGACATCACAGCCGTCTGGGGTAGTAACTAACTGTGCGGCACTATAACTACAGGCAACACCAGACACAGCCCCTGCACTTGCAACAGAGGGCATTGTGTAGGTGAATGTGTTTGTTGCAACAGATGAAACAACAAACAATCCAGTATACCCTACGCTACTGCATTCTACATACACACTTGCACCAGCCAGCAGTCCGTGGGCGGCTGATGTAACTGTAACAGTAAGCGAATCAGAAGATGAAAGCGTCTTCCCTGTTACCCTGCTAGGGAAATAGACCTTTGAGGAAAGAATTTCTGTCTGCGGGTTGTAACTGTATAGACCATCTGCAACAACAATAACAATAACTTCTTGTCCAGAAGAAAGGATGTATGTGCCTGTGCCGTAGATGGTTTGCCCAACCAAAGAGCCAATAGTCTTGCGTTGCAGACCTTTTCTTGCGGTTGCAACACCCCTATCCATTCTGAAATTCTGAGACCTGCTAACAATTCCAGCAGACAAAGATGCAGGATTGTCACGGCTGTTAAGCCCGACAAAACTGATATCTCCGTCCTTTAGGAATTCATTAGGCATTATCTAGATACGATGGAATAGTAGATATCCTTGAGTTTGTCAGCCCAGCGAGCACCAACATAAACGCCACCAAGAAAGGTGATTGTAGAAAGGATAAGGGTAATCATTTAGGTAGAGAAATTTTGAGACGCTTGAGTTCAGCCTTCAGTTGAGACTCGGTGGGCTTATTGATAAGCGTAAGAACGCCATAGTACTTGCCCTCTCTTGTGAACTCTTGATAGCCAAAGCACTTATCGTCTTTGACGAAAGCAGTCCAGCCTTTTTGAATGATAGTTTCAGAAGCCATAAAGTTTATGAGTTGTCAGATATTTTCAGTATAATATCCACCAGAGCCATTCCAATAGTAATTATACATACCATCAGATGTGATGTATGTTCCGTAAGCATAATAAGAACCTAGCCCAGAAACGCTTCCTTGGATGATACTGCCGCTTCCGTTATGAATCCAAGCATCAGTATTGGTATAAGTTCCATCGTCATAATAACTCCCATTAATATATTGGGAATTATACATATTCGTATAGCCGTATTCAACAACTGTGCCGTAGGAGTAATAACTTCCAGAGTAGCCAGCAAACGCCGTGAAGTAACCACCGCTACCATCCCACTTGTAATCAACTAATTCGTTTCTGCCTGTCGGAACTGGGCCAGAAGTTCCGTTATAATACATCGTCTCTGCGGTAGAACTTTGTGCGATGAATGTCCCGTAAGAGTAATAACTGACTCCGTTCTGCTCGACATTATAACTTCCAGTACCATTGTGCAGATATAAATCTTGAGTATAATACTGAGTATATTGACCTCCAATATATCCACCAAAGTCGTAATATGTTGTCTGCGGATACGGAGATGTATGATTATATGTCGCAAATGGAACGCCATTATATCCGTAAGTGTTGATGTTTTCCCAAGCCGTAAATGTGCCTCCAGCCCCGTCCGCATATGTGACGAAATCAGCGAACTGACTGTAGTAATTTACTCCATTTACTGTAACCATTACAGACCCAGCAGAATAGGGCGTGTTATAAGCCCTAGAAATCTCAGTTCCGTACGCAGGGAAGCCAGCAACGCTTGGAAACGACACAATCTTGCTAAATCCGTTATGACTAGACCCAGAGGATATAGTCGTACCTATCCAATGGAAATCAACGCCCATTAGCAAACAGCGTAGGCGATATGGACAGGAGTCGAGGCAGTATCAGATAAGCAACGGATGATGCCGTTGTAGTTATCAAGACTAATGCTTTCGCCAGCCTTGACCTTTAATCCAGCAGTACCATCGGCGGCTAAGATGACAGTAAGGAGTGCCGAAGCGTGTTGGTTCTGAATAATGACGCTGACACGCCTTTCGGGTGTAACGGCAACCGCAAGGGCTGTAGAGGCAGATGTACCAATTGTAACATCGGTATGGGTAAAGCCACGAATAAAAGGAGATGTGAATGAGATGTTAGCCATTGTATTAGTAAGTGTTTGTCATATTGATTCTTCCGAACTGAGACTGTTGACGAAGAGTCTTGTCGTATTCCATATCAAGAACCTGTTTAGCCTTTTCCTCAATAACAACAGCCTCTTGGATTTGTCCTTCAGAGACAAGCCAGTTAGAAGCAGAAGCCCAAGCCATAAAAGAAGAGAAGATATAAGGAATCTCTACCTTAGCCCAAGATGATGGATGCGAATTAGGGTTCTGCCCAGCAGTCGTAGAGGCTACAAGACAGGTATAAAAATTAGCCGTGTGAGGCTTTCCTAGGACAGGAGTGAAAGTGCCAGTACCAGAGCCAGCGTCAAAGTATACCTGAACGCCTTGATAGTACACCACAGTAGGGCTATAGAGGTCTCCTGTAATAGCAGGGCAGGCAATTCGGTAGAGATACCAACCATCGACAATAGCCGTGTTCAGGATAACCTTCTTAGCCGTTCCGCTGTCGTAGAGTTGGTACTGAAGTTGGACAGCCTTGGTGGTCTCCTGAGGGTTCTTAGTAAATACTCCTAGGATTTCACCAGCATCTGAAGCAGGTGTGAAATATGTTACATTATTAACATCAACCGCTGTAGTAAACGGAATAATGCGGCAGACATCTGACCAGTTATTAGCCTCCCAAGCCTCACGCATACGAGCGTTGCTGAAGTCACGGAACTGAGCAAATGTCTCTGCCGTGATGTTCTGGCGGTCGTTTCCAGAGTACTGGAGAGCGTCAAAAAGGATTTGGGAGTAGTTCTGTGTTCTCATTTGATGAGATATCCGTCACCTGTAAAAATTGCCCCTTGGACGCAGGTTCGCTTGATGCGATTTTTAACTGCGACCTCAGGGTTATCTCTGATGAAGTCGTTCACAAATTGGTCATCAGACCAGCATTCTTTGCCGAGTCTGTGAGACCAGTAGTGAAAGGCATCCAGAGGGATAGAGGCGATTTTCTCGCCAATACCATCAACGCTTTTTGCGGCGTTGTTGTTGTGAAAAATAGCCGATTGCTTGGCAACCGACTTAGCCTTGACCTCATTCATTCTCCAGCCCAACAGGAGTTCCTGCTCCACCCTCTTTTGAAGGTGGGCAGGGACTGCGTCAGCCAGACTTTGAATGATGTCTGACATTACTGCGGATTAGGCTGTGAAGTCGAACACACCGAACGCCAGAGGGTTGTAGACGCAAAGTCCAGCAACCGCTTCAATCATTCGGGCTTCGCCACCACCAGCGTTCGGCAGAGCCGTCACGCCAGCGACATTGCCACCATAACGCACTTCGACTTGGTCAAACGGAATGACATAGCCGACAAATGTCGAACCAACGCCAGAGGAAGCCTTGAGGTAGTGGGAAGGGTGGAGTCTCAACTTACCGAAATCGCCCTCGAAAATATCAACAGAGGCGATGTAGGAAGACGATTCCGAATCACGATTGAAGGTACGGATGGCGGTCTGGGTGTTCGGAGAGCCAGAGGAGGGCGTGGTGAACACGAGGTTCGTGAACGCTCTCTTCAGGGCAGTACCGCAGAGGAGGTCATAATCCTTGAACTGACCAGTCTGACCATAGATGCCTGTGAGGACATTCTGGACAACGGATTCAGTAAGGGCGGCAGTACCGACAGTCGAGCGATTGGCGGTAGGTGTGCAGAACTGGTCGATGACAGGAAGGACGGAATCCTTCGTGGCAATCGGTTGAAGCCACTTGTGGAGACCACGAGTGAGGTAGGGGGTAGAACCACCAGCGTCAGCCTGAGCACCATTGTCGGAACACATCGAGGCTTCCATATCACGCTTGATAGCCTGAATGCCCTTAGCGACATTGTTAGCGAGTTCATCACGGACACCAGCGATAGTCGAGATATCCTGCGTAAGCGGGGACACACGGACAGAGCGTCTGAAGATTTGGATGTAGTTGCTGAGTTCAGCACGATACTGGGTAGCACCATCCTTGGTGTAGTTTTCGTATGTCGAAACATCCGTGCCATCGACTGTGCCAGTAATCTTCGGTGTAGGAAGAGAATCAGCCTGCCAGCGGAACAGAGTATTTCCGGGTTTGCTACCCTTCTTAGCCATCGAGGTGAAAGGAGTATCCTTAGCATCAACGAGAGCAATGAGGTCAGCGAGTTCTTCTCTCTTACCAGACGAGAAGGAGGGTTCTGTGAGATTAGCCATATTAGTATATAGGGTTTAGGGGTTTTGAATGATTACAGGAATCGGTTAGCGATTATAGTTTGAAGGTCATCTC